GGGTTTGTGGGCCTAGAGGGTTATGATCCCCCAACCTTCAGATTATGAGTCTGCTGCTCTAACCAATTGAGCTATAGGCCCTAATTCTCTTTTCTTAGCACCCTCTTATCTTATCAGATCATCCATTAAAAAATACGATGTTGCATTTCATCCAATAAGAGTAGGGTCACAATGATTACTGTGGGTCTTTCGGGGTTTCTTAGAAATTCTACAGAGCCAAACCCTTAGCTTTATCCTGTTTCATCTAAGCTTCAACCATAATCATCTTGCTGAGAACTCATTCGTGTTGTGGGTTCAAAAATGTTATTATGCCTCCTAAGCTTATGGACTCAAACCATATTCACCTATTAGAATCACACTCATTGCCAATTCTTAACTCAATCAGCATAACATTTCATCTATTCCTTTCTCAAGGGAACAACACGTTTCATATCTCTATGAATATCAGTGATTTAAGTGGTATCAATGTTTAGCCCACTGTTTCTCATTTAGTATTTGTTTTTGACGTACTTTTTGAGTATATTTGCATATTAAACTTTATATTATGGAAAAACAAAATCTTATTGACCTAATTTCTATAGGTCATAGTACTTGGAAAATTGCAGAAATACTAAAAACAACTCAACCTAATGTTAGGTATTGGTTAAAAAAGTATAATCTACAAACACAAAGAAGCTTTGATAAATTAATTAATCAAAAAACTTGTCCAAGTTGTAAAATCTCAAAGCCTTTACCTGAATTTTATACTTCTACTAAATCTAGCTCTTTTTGTAAAGCTTGTATTAAAATATCTGGCAAAAATAGACAAAGAATTGCTAAACAAAAGGCAGTTGATTACAAAGGAGGATGTTGCTCAAATTGTGGATATGATAAATCATTGGCCGCATTAGAATTCCATCACATTGACCCAGCTACAAAAGATTCTGACTGGAACAATTATAAAAGAGTATTTTCAGATAAATACATCAAAGAACTTGATAAATGTGTTCTCTTATGCTCTAACTGTCATAGAGAGTTACATGAAAAATTAAACATTGAAAGATGATAGGATTACTCCGTTGCCATTTTACTGTTTAGCTATCGCCCATTTGATTGGGGGCTTACAACATCCTGTCAATTCAGGATTATCATCTTTATGTGAATTACTTGTATCTTCTTCGTGTACACGATAAGTATTTTGCATGGGTAATTCACATCAGGATCAATGTTTAGCCTGTTTGTTTTAAATACTTGTATTTTGTTTGAAGTATGCCGATCATAACCATAACATTTATATGTTGAGGTTCGCCTGCTGATCTTTTTCTTATGGTTTGTACATCAGCCCAAGCAGATTGCACTTCTTCTAGAGTTTCTGCAGCATCTACTCTTTTTTCAAGTATTTTAATGTCATTCCAAAGTAAAAGAGATGTCTTTCTTATACTTTTGAAAAGCCAGAATACTGCTCCAAAGAGTAGTGCAATAATTAATATTGGTAAAATAATATGCCACATAATTTAGACTTTTAAAAGTTAGAACTATCTGTTCACAATGCTAATCGTTTAATTTATTTTTCTCTTCAAAGAGCATATCTTCGTAGTTGCATATAGCGTCATAGATTTCTTTAGCAACTTTAGCTTCATATGAAAGCAACCACAATTCTACAGTCCATAGAGAGACTGCGAAGAATCCCCAATTTTCTTTTCGATCTCGTCTTTTCTTTGCTTTTTCGTATTGAGCTTTCGCATGAGATTTAGCATTCGAGGCTTCAGTAAGTTTCTCGTTTAATTGATCACGTTTTGATTTGTATCTCATGATTTCTTTTTATTTTGATTAAACCATTCATTAGGACCTAAGCGAATGGTTTAATTTTTAAAATTACCGTATCTCATAAAATGGCCTTGCAATTTCTGTAAAGTATTTCATAAAATGCTGTGCTCTTTCTTTACTTGCAAACCAAAGGCGGGAACCGATGGCCGTAGCCCCGTAGTGGAGATCCGTGCGCCAGATCGAAAAACCAGAACTGTCTGAACGAACCGACCAATAGAGGCACCAATTTCTCTGTTTCCCATCGAATTTCGCTTTCCATCCTTGTGGATTAAGAGCTTTAATCACTGAACACATTTTTTTGTATGAGATAACATCGGGTGTATCAAGGTCTGACATTGGATGAGAAACGATTGATCTACACCGTACGTCATCGTATGTAGTAATGTTCTCCCAATCTTCCTTCATCAGCTCTTCTAATGTAAAATTAGCAAGTAGGAGTTGATCTATTTCTTTGGATTTTCCATACAAGTCTCTTGCTTGCTCTAATGTTAATTCAATTGTCTTTTTCATGATTTTAAATATATATTATTCTATAATTTTTACATAGATTAATGTATCAGATGCGTAGTTTTTTGCATTTGCATAAACTCCTTTGTAATACCTAGCACCTTTAGGTATACAACATTCTACAAATGTCCCTGATCCATCGCATTTAGCATCTTCTAAATTGAGAAATGAATGAATACCTATACTTACTTTATCATCCTCATCTTTTCTAAGGTCTGATTTATAAGTCTGTCCGATTTTAACTACAGCATCCTGATATGGAGTTTTAAATGCTAACATTGCAATTAGCTCTTCTCCATCACATTTAATGGATTTTACTTTCTCATTAACTATCCAGGAATATCTTAATCCAAATTTATTTGGACAACATCTTCCATTAAGACATCTGTTATTAGAACAGAGATATAATCTTCCATCATGAATAGAGATTACAATCTGCAGTTGTTCCCCACCAACTATAGCTGTCGCCTCTTTACCATGATATTGTTCAAATCCTTCTTTCAGAATAATCGTATCTACCAATCGCTTATAGCATACTAAATCTTTAGTAGCTGTTAATTTTCTTCCTGTATTACTTAAACACATAACATATAATTTAAAGAATTACAGAACTATAAACCAATTTATCAGAAGCATAACTAACATCACTACGAAATGTTCCTACATAATAAGAAGCACCTTTAGGGATGATACATTCGACCTCTACGTCACGATGATGTATATAAGAAGATCTGTTAGCGTATGAATGGAGTCCTTCTCTGACAATGTAACATGCAGCCTCAAGATATTCACATCTGAGTTCTGATATATAGGTTTCACCAATTCTTACAATAGCATTCTGGTAAGGCGTTTTGTACCCATCACATATCAACTCCTTCCTCTTGCAAATAACAGAAGTTGTGCTAGGATCTACAATCCACGAATAGGTTTTGCCAAACTTTTCTGGACATTCTCTTCCATCCAGTGATCTGTTGTCGCTACAGAGATACATATTGCCATTACAAATTGAGATTATAACATCAAACTCCATATCATGAACGATTGCTTTGGCCTTTTTTCCATGACAGGTTAGCGCAAACTCAGTAGGTACTTTTATGCAATTTAATAACTTGTAGCATTTGATGTCTTCGGTTGCTACTAATCTTTCTCCAACATTGTCTAAACACATAATAATTTGTTTTTAGGGTTTATTTATGATGTATAAAAGCAACTAATGCTATTGCTAGCACTAATTGCTGTTATTAATAATATCAATCTCCCATATCAACAGAGTAAAACTCTCGCCTGATTAGATCGCAACATACTTCACCAGTACCTCTACGAGTAGAATACACATACCGTCCCTTGAAATCTTTAGGAACAGTTATTCCACCATTAAGCCAACCAAGATCTTTACATCCTTGGAATTTCAAATCATCAACACACTCTTTATGACTGTTGTAACTCTTCTTAAGTTCAACAGGCAATAACACTGCTTCTGTCATATATAAATTTGTTTATTGGGTTTCAAATAAAGAAAGAGCTGTAACATCATCTAACTCGTTTGTTGTTTCCAACTTAGCCTTATTACTATATTATCAACATCAATGACACAACAGTATGGCATTAACTCCTCTATTTCATAGGTAATGATGTCACTAGCTCTTATATTTCCTTCTGCATTCAATTGTAATGTGTCATCAATAACTTGGACAAGCCTTGGTTATCTACCCTCTACCATTACAATTGTGTCTTCTTAGGAAAGACAAATGATGCATTAAAATAAAAGAGAGAACTAATTGTTCCCTCTATTCTTATTGCTGCATCCACATACCATGAATATACTTAAATGTAGTATTATCAATAGTAGTATAAAAACCATCTTCTCTCACTTCAGGCTCTGAAACAAATGGGATCTTACCCATACGACCATTAGCATACAATACTGTTTCCATAACTAATCCTCCTATGTTTGAAATGTTTCTGTTTCACGACTCAATTATCGATCGTCAGTATGAACAATAGTCCATATACAGAAAGGAGCCATAACAGCTCCTTCATAATGGTAAATTACAAGATGTATCAACAGAACGTTTAAGCATTAATATATTCCAATCAAGTGACCAGCTCTATAATGAATACTTATTGTATTACTATTAGGTAAGTGAATGTTAATATGCTTCATAAATACATAGTATAATGCTATCAATATAGTTGACAAATGAAATGACACAATGTCAATAGTGCTATTACTGGGCAAAGTGTAGTACTCTACCATTAATTTACATACTCAAATACCATATGAAAAGGCATTCTATCACATATAAGAAGGAACAAACTAATGGAATATTAACATTGAAACATGACTTTTATCATGTAATACAAATTTTTTACGGGGGTAATAAAAATGTACATGTTAATAAACCATTAGTTGATGTATATTGGAGTGATTTATATACCCACCCAATTGTTATTGTGTCAATAACCCACCCAATATATAAAAGGGGATTTCTCCCCCTTTATTACAATGCTACCAACTCTTCGAAATTGACGGCTTTGCTGATGTAGTTCTCAACTGTGAAAGCTTTCAGAATCACTTCAGTCTTGGCCATGTTCAACTCCTGCTGAATGGTAGTGTGCCCAATCAGGCTCAACTGACCTTCTTCATTGACATCAAGATCAACGCTGTAGATGTTGCCGTCATCAAATGCTCTGCAAAATGGATCTTCCACGTTGGCAACGAACACCTTACCGCCATTGGCAAACCTTCTGTATTTCTTTCCCACTAATGCTGACGTTGCTGAGTAATCGAACTCTCCTGCCAATGCTTGTACCTTCAGTACTTCTCTACCTTTTAATTCCATGATAAGTAATTTAAAAATGAATGATTTAATAATAAAAGGTGCGGGACTACCCCAACCACCAAACCATAGGTGGGGTTGCTAATTGGTAGTAGTCATCTGGGGGGTGTATATAAACGATTTCATAATTTTGAAAATTTTTCTCTAACCTAAAAAATTATTTTTTGTAGTTTCTAATTATTTTAATTAGTATATTTGTACCAACCAACAACGTGCGATATGGTAATTCAAAAACTAAAAAGAATTTTGACGAATGATCTGAGTGTTGCTGAGATGTATTATTCTGTTCTGTCTGCAGTGAATAATCTTAGACTTACGGACAGAGAGATTTCTTTGATTGCCTTTACGGCTGTGAGGGGATCTATTAACGAGAGTAAGAAAGAGTTTTGTGATATATATAAAACTACTCCTGCTACAATCAATAATATGATTTCTAAACTAAAGAAGATATATATCTTTACAAGGATAAATAACAAGGTGGTAGTTAATCCCATCATTCAACTAAATTTTAATAAGGATGTTAAATTGGAAATCTCTCTTATACACAGACAAGCCAATGAGCCTGTCAGTAAAAAACTTCCTGATTAGAAAGATGTCTACAGCAACTAATATTTCTGAAAAGGTAATAACCTCTGTAGTTGATCATCAGTTTAATTCTCTTGTTGAAAACATGTCCACATGTAATAGTCTTGAAATTTCTGGATTTGGTAAATTTGTATTCAACAAGAAAAAGGGAGTGAATATGATGCTGAAATATATCAGAGAAAAAGAACAGCTGATGATAACATTAGATACATGTATAGAGGAACGTGTAAGAAAGAGAGCAGAGATTAGGATATCTCAAATTGAGATAAGCATGAGAGCATTAAACCAAAAATTACAATCATATGAAAATCAATTTTGCACAAGTATGGGAAGGTTGGAGGAATCTCATAATTCCTCCAGCAGAGATGAAGGAACAAATAAAAGCACTAGCTGCTGAAAGAACAGCTATATGTGAAAAGTGTGGGTATCATTCAGATAATGTGGGTGATTCCTTAAGACCCGATAAGCATTGTACAGAGTGTGGGTGTACAATTTCTGCAAAGGTATCATGTCTGTCTTGCGAGTGTCCTCTTCCTACACCAATGTGGACAGCAGTTTTAACAGATGATGAAGAGATATTTTTAAAAACAAGAGATTGGAAACAAGAACATGAAACAAGTTCAGATAAATAAAGTTCCAATAGAACCATTAATTGAATTGTTAATTCAGATTCAGGAGTCAGGAATTGAATTTGTTGATATTGTATTAAAACAAGGAGAAGATAATCAAGATACTCTTGGTATACTTGTTCGTGAAGAGTATATTGATATTGGTAATAATGATAATAATATAGATATAAACCAAACAATAGGATTATGACAAATACAGATACACAGGATGGCTTTGCTATCATTAGAGAACTTGCAGCTCTTGCTGCTACTGAGGGAATTACGGAAGGGTTGAAAGATAAGGCTAATATACAGATTGATAATATTCTTACAAAAGTTATTATCCCTGCTATACAACAATTAACAGCTAAGAGTTCAGGACTAAGAATATAATTATGGCAGTAAAGAAAAGTAACTATATAAATACAGAACTAGACTGGGCCGAAGAACAGTTAGTTAGCTGGAAAGCATATGTCGATGCTAATCCTTTACATCTTCTGAAGGATCGAATAGAGTGGAAACCTACAGCCAAAGGAGGAATGATTCCTATGGTGATTGCCTCTATAGAGTCACAAGGAAAGTTCATACAAGATACTATGAAGAACTATCTATCCCTTCTTGAGGTAGTAAATAATCTTCGTGAAAAGGAAGAGGCTAAGATTGCTACAAGAGGTAATGCAGAAATCAGTACTCAAGCAGAAGATTTCCTTAAGAGTAGAAAATGAATAAGATTGTCTCAATTGACTTTAAGGATTGGTTTATCAATCAAAAAAGACTCCCTGATAAACAGTCAGTTGAGTACAAACAGTTCTTTGCATTTCACAAAGACATATGTCTGCATGGATGTATGATGAATGGTACATTTATTAATCCGTTTCTATATTGGCATTTAAATATATGGCATACAGAAGTAGATTATGTTGATGAAAGAGGAAGAGTTTCTCAAAGATATGCTAACCCTTTCTTAAGAGATAATGAATGGATTGTAACCAATGAAATTGAAAGAGCTCATGTCGAGCAAAGAGGATTAGTAATACTTGGTATCAGACGTTTTGCTAAGTCTGTTTTGGAAGCTTCATATATAGGATGGGGAGCAACGTTTGATGAGAACTCTCAAAATGTTATTGCAGGATTGAATGCTCCTGATATAAAGCTTGTTACAGATAAACTTGATAAAGGATTAAACTTTGTACCAGAAGCCTGGAGATGGCAAAGAGTTGAGGATGATTGGAAAAAACAAGTTACTCTAGGAGTTAAAACAAAAGCAGGAGAAAGAATACCATTTTCTCAAATATTAATTCGTAACTTAGACGAGGGAAATAATGAAGAAGCCATTGCTGGTACAAAACCCAGAAAACTGATTATTGATGAGATTGGTAAAGGATCATTCTTAAGAGGATTACAAGCTGCTATTCCTGGATTTACTACACCTTATGGTTGGGGATGTTCTCCAATTCTAACAGGAACTGGTGGAGATATGAAAAGATTCATGGATGCAAAGGCACTAATGTTTGATGTTGATAGTTTCAATTTTCTTACATATAAGAATGAGAAAGAGCCAAGTAGAATTCATGGACTATTTCTAAGTAATAAGTTTAGAATGGAAGCTAAAGAGGAATCAACTCTTGGAGCTTATTTAGACTTATCACTAAAGAGTCCTCTTTATAAAATACCAATGTTAGTTAGTAATGAGGAAAAAGCAGAAAAGATTCTTACTACTAATCTAATTAAACTAAGTAAGGCAAGTGACCGTCTTCCATATCTAAAGGAGAAGATGTATTATCCACATGAAGTAGATGATATATTTTTAAATGAGGATACAAATATCTTTGATATTGAAGCAGCCAAACGTCAGAAAACAAGATTACTAATGCAGGAGAGAACAGGAATTCCTGTTGTATTATATCATGACGGCGAGAAAGTTACTCACGAGTTTACAGATAAACTCCCTATAAGTAATTTTCCTCTGAAGAACTCAGATATGAAAGATGCTCCTGTTGTTATATATGAATTTCCTGTAGCAAATCCTCCATATGGATTATATGTGGCAGGAGTTGACCCATACAGACAAGGACAGAGTGCATATAGTGAATCCTTAGGATCTGTGTACATATATAAAAGAATGCATGATATTGCTGGAGAGAAGTATCAGGATATGTTTGTGGCAAGTTATTGTGCTCGTCCTGCAAAGAAAGATACTTGGGAAGAACAGGCAAGACTATTAATTAAATATTACAATGCTCGCACTCTTTGTGAGAATGATGATATATCATTTATTGAGTACATGAAGGCAAAAGGAGATGCTCATTATCTGGAGAAACAACCTCAATGGTTGCTTGAGATTGTACCAAACACTACAGTAAAAAGAGAATACGGAGTTCATCGTAGTGCACAAAAGATTATTGATTATCTTCACAACTGTTATAAGAAGTATATGGAAGAAGTTATATATACTGAAAAAGATAAAGATGGAATAGTGTTAAGAGAGTTAACAGGAGTTACTAAAATATTAGATCCTCTGTTACTTGAAGAGACTATACAATATAATGATCAAGGTAACTTTGATAGAATTATTGCAGCTGAACTTGCAATAGCTCAAGCAATGAGAATGGACCCAATCATGGGAAGAGTTGGAAAAGAAGATGATGTAAGAGTTTCTGCACTATATAAAGGTAAACATAAACCAACTTTGTTTGCACAATCTAGAGGAATGTTTCCAGGTAAAACACATAAACTATTTTCATAATGGCAATTATTAGATATACTAAAGATGCTACAATAAGATATGCATATCTGAATATCTTTCCCGATCAGTTTAAAACTGAAAAAGAAAAAGAAGATGAAAGCTGGATTAAGAATAATATGGATTACTTTGCTAATAAAGCTTATGCTGAATATGTAAAGAATCGGGAAAGCTTTGTTAAAAATTATGACTTGATGAAAGGCATTCTTCGAATGGAAGATTTTTATCAAGAACCTGATGTTAAGAGTTTTACAGAAATGTTAGAGGCAGATTTAGATCTTCCTTCATATGTAAAACACTATTCTATAATGAGTACCCCCATAAATGAACTAGTAGGGGAAGTAACTAAAAGACCTGATAGCATACGTGTAAAAGCTTTCGATGAAGACTCTCAATCAGAAGAGTTACAATTTAAAACTGACTTACTGAATGCCTATGTGATGCAGCAAGCTAAAGAACTCATCATGGAAAAAGCAGCAATGCAGGGACAACAGTTAAGTGATGATCAGGTACAAAAGATGACAATGGATGAAGTTAAAGATCAAATAGATTCTTATACATCGATTGCTGAAAAATGGTGTAATCATCAACTTACTTGCGCAAAGGCTGATTTCAATATGAAGGAAAAGAGTGAGGATTCTTTTAGAGATCTTACAATTTCAGATAGAGAATACTTTCACATATATGAGGATAATTCTAAAGTGGGATATAATATTGAAGTATCCAATCCTAAAAATACTTGGTATCTATCTACTCCAGATAGAAAATATATTTCTGATGTGACAGGGAGAGCTCAAGGCGCATATGCTGCTGGTACTGTACAAGTTATGGAAATTTCAGAAATCATCGAAAGTGTTCCTGATTTAACAAAAGAAGAAATTGATCACTTGCGTTCCTCTCTTCAGGATTATGGATTAATTAATGTACGTGAATCTAATCTAGGTAATCCTAATGCAGCAGACGGTATTGAGTCTGTACAGTATGATACCTTTGATCCACTTGTTCTTCAAACCAGGATGATGATTGAGAGTGAGATGAAAGAAAATAACGACGGACTAAAAGATTTCTTAGGACTCACATCAAACGTTTCTTCATTTGGATATAAATATGTTGTAGTAAGAGCTTATTGGATTAGTAAAAAGAAGATTGGAAAAGTTCAATTCATCGATCCTATGGGAAATGAACAAACATTACTTGTAGATGAACATTATAAACCTGGTATTATTCCTACACAAACTTCTTTAGAATGGGGATGGATTAATCAATGGTATCAAGGAATTAAGATTGGTCCAGATATCTATCACCAAAAATCTTTTAATCTTCTTCCATATTGTCCAATTATTGGTGCTATTCATGAAATTAAGAACACAGAAGCAAGGAGTCTTGTAGACATGATGAAACCTTTTCAGGTATTATACAATGTTTGCATGAATCAATTATATCAACTTCTGGAGAAAGAGATAGGAAAAGTTCAACTTATGTCATTGAGACATATTCCTATTCCTAAGGATGGAGATGCTGGCGATGCTTTGGATCAATGGGAAATGGAAGCTCGCAAACGAGGTGTAGTCTTCGTAGATGATAGTCCTGAAAACTTAAAAGCTCCATCAAGTTTTAATCAATTTACAGCTCTCGATTTAACAAGGACACAAGAAATTCAAGCACGTTATACATTAGCACAACAACTCAAGAATGAGTGTTGGGAACTAGTTGGTCTATCTAAACAACGACTTGGATCTATTAGTGCTAGTGAAACAGCCACTGGAACTAATACAGCTATTCAACAAAGTTATTCACAAACTGAACCTTTATTTGTAGGACATGAATATGTTCTTCTTCAAGTGTATCAAGCTATAATCGATGCTAGTCTATATATTCAAAGTTCAAAACCAGAAAGCACCCTATCCTATGTTACATCCGAAGGAGAAAATGCATTCATTAAAGTTAATGGAAGCGATCTTAGATTTAGAGATCTTAAAGTCTTTCCAACAAATCGTCCTGAGGATACACAAACATTTAATGAATTGAGACAACTTGCCCAACCATTTATGCAGAACGGTGGTAGTCTATATGAAGTAGCTGAACTCTATACAACTAAAAGTATTAGAGAAATGCAGAAAGTCTTCAAAGAGCAAAAAGACAAGAATGATGCTCTTCAGCTTCAAACTCAGCAACAGAAACAAATGGAACTTGAACAAAAACAAAACATTGCTGAAGCTCAATTACAGCAAGATCAACAGCAGCACGATCAAGATATGGCTAATGAAAACTATCAGAGAGATCTTGATAGAATTAATAAAAAAGAAATTGCTACTATTACTGCTGAATCAAAGGCTGTTCTACCAGATAACAATAAAGACAATGTTCCAGATGTTCTTGAGGTCTCAATGTTCCAACATGAACAAAGTAAGTCTGCTAGAGAATACCAATTAAAACTAGCAGAGATTGCTACTAAGAACAGTGAAACAATGAAAAAGTTAGAAGTAGAAAGAGAAAAAATTCAGGTGGCAAGAGAGAACATGACTAATGATCTTCAGATTGCAAGAGAGAACGCCAAAGGCAGATCACGAAAAAAATAACTAAATAAATTATAACACAATACAATTAATGCTATATTATGTAAAAAAGTTGATTGTTGTATATCTAATTTATCAAATATCTAATTAAAATGGTTTAATTTTACTCAAAGAAACCGAAATATAACTACATATGGCAGATTTAGATAATCCTTTTGGACAGGGGTTTAGTATTGAAGATACTATAGAGGGAGCTGGTAATCAAGAGATTCTCAGTGGATTGTTTGGTGAAGAAACATCAACAGCAAATCCAGATGAGCTTAAAGAAATTGTAAAAGAGGTTGTATCTCCTTCTCCTCCTCCAACTCCAGCAAAACCGAAAACATCTTCAACAAAACCCATATCTCTCGAAACAGAGATAGTTGAAGATAGTGCACAGAACATTGTTTCAAGTTTTATGGAACAAAGTGATGATCCAAACATCGAACCAGATACTTCTAATCATAATGATGAATCTGATGAGAATCTTGGATCTCCTTTTAGTACTCTTGCGAAAGATCTATATAAGTTAGAGGTCTTTACAAAAGAAGAAGGCGAAGAAGAAGTTGAGATTAAAACTCCTGAACAGTTTCTTGAAAAATTTAATGAAGAGAAAAAAAAGGGAGCAAATAAAATGATAGATGAATTTCTATCACAGTTTGGACAGGATTATGTAAATGCATTCCAAGCCATATATGTTAAGGGAGTTGATCCTAAAGAATATTTTGGTGCATATAATAAGATTGTAAGTTTTGCTGAACTGGATCTATCAAATGAATTAAATCAAGAAACAGTTGTTAGACAAGCACTTATAGATCAAGGTTATGATGCTGAAGACATTGCAACAGAGATTGAGAGAATTAAAAACTATGGAGATCTTGAAACTGTAGCTACAAAGCATCATAAAGTTCTAGTAAAGAAAGAAGCAGTAAAACTTCAACAACTAGAACAGAAAGCAGAATTAGAACTACAAACTAAAAATGCAATGAAGAACCAGTTTATACAAAATGTTGAAACTGTTCTTCAGGAAAAGATAAAAGCTAAAGAATTTGATGGAATACCATTAAATCCAAAACTGGCAAACGAACTACATGACTTCCTCCTGGTTGATAAGTATACGACTCGTACTGGCGAAACTCTAACAGAGTTTGATAAGACGATCTTAGAATTAAAGAAACCTGAGAACCACTCAATGAAAGTAAAGCTTGCATTGATATTGAAGATCCTTGAAAAAGATCCTACTCTCGCAACCATACAACGATCAGGAGTCACAAAGAAGTCTGAAGAGTTGTTTGCAAACACTGCAAGACAGGTATCGAGAGATACAACTTCTATTAACACAGGACAAACAAAGTGGTTCACATAATTAACAATTAAACGAATAGCAAAATGGCAATTCAAACAATCCCAGGAGTAACTGGATTTACGTATGCTCGTACTGCCTCAATGGACAAACGAGCCGTTGGTAAACTTACCGATTCCAATCACTTGGAATCTTTTCACAGTACCGAGCCCGCTGATTATGATAAGAAGATTATCTCTATCTATACTCAGAGTTCTCTGTATAGCAATGACTTCCTGGACATGATCAACAAATCTACTCCCTACTACATCGACAATAATAGCGATGCATGGAAGTGGAAGATCTCTGTCCCTTACAAATTTCCTAAGATCATTGACATTCCTTCTTCAACACTATCGTTGCAGAAACCTGGGATTGATGGTCAGGAATTTCAAACAGTTTTGGATACGAATGAGTTTTCTCAGAACATGATTGTATCTGTAGGATCTCGTCAGTATGGTCCTCGTTGGTATTGTATCAAAGATCCAGTTCCGTGGAATGCTGGATATCTTTATACTTGGACACTTGTATCTGATAATCCTCTTGTAGACTTTGTATCTCGCACCTTCTTGCAAGTGGGTCTTGAGTTAGAACTTGTCGACATGGCAATTGGTGAATTTGATACTAACTTGGGAGGTCTTCCTCGATTGGGTGAAGAGATTACAATGTTTGAAAGTTTAGGATCTGGTTATGGTTATGAACATAAGATCACTGAATGGGCTGATGATAGAATGATGAAAGATGCTAGTGGCAAGGCTCTTGATATTCTTGTATATGCTCCTCAACGTAGGAATCAACTTCCTCTTACTCGTAATGATGTTAAATGGGAACCATTCATTGAATTCTGGATGCGTAAATCCATGTTGGAGCTGAAGGTTAAGAAAATGATTTGGGGTCGTCCTGGAACAGTAAAAACTGGTGGTTCTAAACAAGAAGTGAAACGTACATCTGCTGGTGTATATCATCGTATGCGTTTCAATGGTAATTTGGTTCAGTATAATAGAGGTGAATTCTCTGCTAATTTGATTCGTTCAGTATTTGGTGATCTCTTCTATAGACGTGTTGACGTTAAAGATCGTAGAGTCAAAATGTATACCAATGAATCAGGATTTGATGTATTTCAACAGGCTTTGAAGAATGATGCTATGAACAGTGGTCTTACCTTTATGGCAGATTCTGGAAATCGTTTCATGCAGGGAGAAGGACAACACATCACTTATAACTTTGCATTCGATGCTATGGTTACTCGTGAAACTGGTCGTGTTGAATTAATCCATCTAAAGGAACTTGATCTTCCTCAGACAAATCTGGACTTTGGCCAGAATAAGAAAAGTACTCCTGTGTTTATGGTATTTGATGTATCACCTATGAGTGACGGATCAATGGTTAATAACATTCGTGAAGTACGTTTGCAAGGTGCTCCATCAATGACTTGGGGTTATATCGATGGTACTCGTCACCACTTAGGCTTTGCTAAGTCTCAGGGTATGAGTTCAGCTAATAAGTTTCCTGGTTATGAACTTTGGATGAAAGATAGGTGTGATGTATTCATCGAAGACTTATCTCGTACAGTTTTGATTGAAGAGATTCCACAGTTTTAACATACTCTCCTTTTTCTTAAGAAGCTCCTCTGGATATTTCAGGGGAGCTTCAAAAGAAAAGAATGAAGAGAGATATATAATATATCTCTGCTTAGAGATTCGATTCTCACATTCTTCTAAGTAAACCAATATAAATACAACTACATATTATGGGAAAGATAGGCAAGATCTCAGTGATCAAGAGAGACTTTAATAACTCTCAGTTACAAACTATGCAAGGTGGACTTGCACAACATGGATATACAAGAATTCCTGGAACAGGTGTTTTCAAATATCCTTATAAAGAATTGGATGGAAAATATAGAACAGGATTAGATCCAAAGGCTACTTACATTCAACGATTAGCAGATCCTCTAGAACGAGAATTAGAAATTGCACGTGTAACGAATCTTAAAGCTAAACTTGAATCTGAACTTGGAGATATTGATCTTGGGCCTCGTGCACCTTTTTGGAACTATGGACTATCAACGTCTGCTAGTGATCAATTACATGTACAACCTGTTAAACTGGTAGATGGAGATAATCTTTTTGATCTTGATATTCCATTTCAAGAATTATCGTTTGCTTGGTTGAGAGTTCATCCTACGATTGCATTTAGTTATCAAGCTTGGGAGCGAGGAGAATATCCTGCAGATACACAGTACTATGTGGCAGACGATGATATTGAAAATGCAGTGATGTATAAAAAGAAACAAATTATTAATAAAGCTATTAGTAAATTTGATGCAATGTCTCCTGAAAGGAAACGTAAAGTAGCAAGATTACTTGGACTGCCAGTTACAGAGGATTCGAAAGAAGAATTAGTATATAATCTTGTTGACAACGTTCTCAAAGAAACAGAATTCAAATCTGGTAAATATGCAGGAATGTCCACAGTAGAGATGTTCAATCGATTTGCTGATATGAAGGATAATCTTCTCCATATAAAAGATTTAGTAAAACAAGCAATTTCACATTCTATTTATAGAAGTAAACCTAATGGTAAGATTTATGAAGGTGAATTAGAAATTGCAAAAGATGAGGATGATCTTGTTAAGTTCTTAATAGATGATGATCATCAAGAAGAATTACTAATGTTAGAAAGTAAGTTAAAGACTAAAAAAATAGCAGCAGCATGATAGCAGTAGATAGTTTATTATACAAAATAGATCAGAAGCTTAATAAGCTATCTACTAATGATCATCAACAGATTCAGCTTGAGGATAAGATCTTAGCTTTAAATGAAGCTCAGATCAAACTCATCAAGCAAAAAATGGATGGGATGTCAACTCCTTCTGGATTAGGAATGGATACATTTAAGAAACGTTATGAAGATCTGGAACGACTAGTTGAACTATATGAAGACCATCCGTTAGAATTAACATTAACAAACAAAGATCTAAATAAGTGGACAACAAATATTGATAAGATCTCACCAGCCTATATGTTCTATGTAGATAGTTATATACTGGCTGACAAAGGAAGATGCAAAAATCATAAGATTTGGATTAATAGAGATTTAGCAGCTCATGGTGATATCCAATTTATCCTGAACAACGATCATTATAAACCTTCTTTTGAATATCAGGAGACTTTTAATTTTATTTCCTCTGATGAGATTTCGATATTTACAGATGGTACATTTACACCAGTATGTTTATATCTATCATATATAAGATATCCACAATATATCGATAAAGAAGGATATATTAAATTTGATGGTAATGAATCAAGAAATCAAGATTGTGAACTTAAATCTTATTTAGAGGATGAACTTCTAGATCTAACAGTTCAAAATTTAGCAATGTATACTGAAAATGCTTCTGCTGTACAAAGTGCTCAATTTAGAATTCAAACAAATGAATAATTTTCTTTTTTAATACTCACTTTTAAAATTAAGCAAAATGGCTGATTTTTCAAAGACTACTCTGTTTGTAGTTCCAGTAGGGCAGACAACAATCCCTAGCTCTGGTTCTACACAAGATTTGGCTGCTGGTAACGTTGGTGTTTTTTTGAATGACTACACTGTAGCCAATTCTGGAAACATTGCGGCTGCTCCTTATTTCTACGTTGCTCAAGGTCGTTCAAACACTTATCTTCAAGGAAGTAAAAGATCCGATAAGATTAAAGGTTGTCCTTCTGGAGCTGGATGTGGGACTAACGTAACTGAATGGTATAAAGTATCAGGATGTGCAACTCCTGTAACTCAGGTAACTGATGTATCAGGTTTTACTGCAAGTTGTGGAGATGTAGTTACACTCACATTGCGAGCTCATTCAAGTTATCTGGATACCCTATACTACAATGGATTTACACGTTCTGTAACTGTACAAGTTCCTTGTTGTGCATGTGGTGCTGATCCTTGTACTACGGCTAATGTCAGTGCATTAATTGATCAGTTTATTAGTAAGTTAACTCAGGTAGCTCCTGATTTTAATGGTGGAAACACTACTGGTACAAATCCTGATAACATTAATTTAAATACGTTCTTTACATTTAGTAATGTAGGTGGAACAATTCTTCGTATTGCTGCTAAGCCTCTGACAAAATATGCACAAGCATGTGATGTCGCTGCATTCCCGTTCGAATATGATAGAATGATTTTTAGGACTTTTGTATACAGCGGTCCAGCTACTACTGCAGACTTCATTGTTAGTGACTCCTGTAACGTTGTAGCTACTCCTACAATTACTCAACGTGCATCTTATACAAGTGGTACATCTGCTGAAATTGCTCAACTTGAAAAGAATTTTCACAGTTATCAGGCTGGCTATTTAAAACATCTATATAGGATTGCAGGATACAATGGTAACTTTGAAAGTTATGTATCTGATGGAACAAACTATACTACGTACTATATTAAATTTAAGGACTCTGATAAGTCTTCTGAAACTTGGGCAGATTCTTCAGTTATTCAGGATAGTACAGTAATTATTGCTGCTGTTACAGGTGGAGCTTATGCTACAGCTTTGGAAGCAATTCTAAATGCTGCCTTGGGAACTGTTGCTGACGACAATGCTTGTCTTACTACAACTAGTACCACCAGTACAACCAGTACTTCAACAACCAGTACTACTACTACATTGATTCCGTAAGGGTTGAAATAGTTTTATAAAATAAAGGGAGAGAGAGTTTATCTCTTCTCCCTTTATTTTACTAACTTTATTGCAAAATTAATAATATAGTTATGTCAACTCTAAATTTAGATATTCTAGTAGTTCCTACGTATAATACTAAGACTCTTGGTGTATTAGATATTTCTACATATACTACAGATCCTCCATCAGTTAGTGCTCCTTCACTAGATGTTACTTTTCCTGGATTTGGAAAGGTGTCGGGAATTCCATTTATACCTCTAGATACGAATATACTTAATTCAATAATTCTAGGATTATCTAAAAGTGGAGATCCTATACTTCCTCTTCCTGATGGAGTATATACTTTAAGATATTCGATTGCTCCTGCATATGAGAACTATGTAGAGAAATCTATCATGAGAGTTGATCAGATTCAAGAGAAATTCGATAATGCTTTTATGAAGTTAGAAATGATGGAGTGTGATATGGCAATCAAAACACAATCAAAATTAGATCTTACCTCTATTTATTTCTTTATACAGGGATCTGTTGCAGCTGCTAACAGTTGTGCAGTGATTGAGTCCCAGAAACTTTATAGTCAAGCAAATAAAATGTTAGATCATTTTACTAATACTAACTGTGGATGTACAGGTAATAATTATTAAATAATTAACTATGGCAACTTGTTCAAAATGTGGAACTTCTGTTGGTTGTGGATGTCAGCTTATTAATGGGATGTGCGCTACTTGCGCAGCTTCTGTAACAACTAATAAATAAAACATGTTAACTCCTAGACTTACAAACTATCCTACGTGTGTAAGTATATCTTCATTATTAGAAGATATAGAATGTCAGTTAACAAAGTTTGCTAAGAGATTATATAATGATATGATCTTTTCTTTAAATTTATATGTAGATCCAAATAATATGTTCGATCTTCTTACATATAAAAGAATACTGCTATATAAATATTGTAATCCAGATTATACTAAAAAGTATAGTGTGGATATAATCGCTAGTAAAGTTAAATTACTTACTGTAGGTTGTATTAAACCTTGCTACACGATAACAACAATACTAAGAATAACAACAACTACAACTACTTGTATTCCTACTACAACAACTACAACTACCCATACCTCAACAAGTACGAGTACAAGTACAACAACATCAACAAGTTCAACAACCAGTAGCACAACTACAGGAATAAGTACGTCCACTACCAGTAGTACTACATCAACAACATCTACTACATCAACGACATCTACTACTCATACAACATCTACTAGTAGCAGTACAACATCTACTACTACCATACTACCCATTCCTATAGGATATTTTTCATTACAAAATGCAGTACTTAAACAAATACTTGGAGCAACTTTTAATAGTAGATCTGTAACAGGAAATGCTATACCTCTACTGAATTGTGGAGTATCTAGTATAAATATTTTATCTACAGATCTATATACATTGGGAACATTAGTGGTGAATTTAAATGGAGATATTGGTTTAGGATCACCAACTATTACTGTAATCGATAGTCTTGGATCAATTCAGAGTCAACCTTTTATAGGTGGAAATAGTTTCTATACTTTTACTAACTTCTATATTGATAATACAAATCCAGTGCTGGATAATGTAAAAATTATATTTGATGGAGGTGAAACTTGCATATCATAATAAACTTATAAATGTTTAAAATATAACATCATGGCATGTACTAATTGTTTTAATAACTGTTCTGAAATTATATCAGATAAGTGTATACGATATACAGGAATAGATATTCCTTCTTTAGGAATAACAAATGGTGATTCTTTATTAGATATTAATCAAGTTCTAACAGAGAATATAGTAAATATAATTTTAGGCGATGGAGTAACTCCTGATATAGATATAAATAGTATTTGCGAGACAATAACTAAACATCTGCCAGGATGTGGAACTTTTACACTGAATAATTTTATTAATGCGTTTATTCAGTCAATTTGTGATTTACAGACACAGATCTCTAATAATACTAATGAATTAGTTATACTAAATGCAAATTATGTCATTGGATGTCTCACTGGAGTTACAGCTTCATCTAAAACTCATGATATTCTTCAAGCTACAATAAGTCAATTATGTTCTGTTGTATCAGGACAGAACGCACTATCAAATCTACTTAATAAATTCTATTCAAAGAATGGAACGCAATTAGATAATTATATATCAAACTATTTAAATACTCATAATACAGTTAGTACAAAACAGAGTACTAAAATGATTCCTTATGTAGCTTATGAATTTTATGGATCTTTAACAGGTAAATTTGATTCTACAGGAGTAGGTCTATCTAATTCAGATTGGGAAAAAATTTACATCTGCAATGGTCAGAATGGTACTCCTGATAAACGTGGACGAGTTGCAGTAGGAGCTACAGATAGTCCTGGTCCTGCAATTAGTGATCCTATTATTAATCCTGCTATTTCAGGTAATCCCACATGGTCAGCTGCTACTTTAGGAGGATGGACAATGTTTGGAAGTAATAATATTGTTTTAATTCCATCTCAAATACCAAATCATACACACTCAGCATCAGCAACTTCCACTCAGTCTGAACATTCTCATTACACATATAATACTGATACTTCAGGGAATCCTGTAATTACAAACGTTACTTATCCACAAGTTGCAAACAATGATGGGACAAGTTATCAATATAATATTAAAGGATCTAATACAGTTCCTTCTATAGGAAAAACGAATTCGATTACTCCTGCAATAAGTACTAATGTTACCATAGCATCAACTGCAGGAGGAGGAGGAGGGCATCCAAATACTCAACCTGGCATTGCTGCATATTATATTATGTATATACCTTAAGTATAATCTTATGACTCATAATAAGAAATATAAACTGGACGGTCCTTATATGATTCCTAAAGAAGCATGTCAATGCGATGAATGTAATTCTGATGAGAGTATTACTTGTTTCACACCTTCTGATGAGATGTGTTATAGTGGACCAAATCTATCTGGTACAGGAATAAATACAAACGATAGTCTAACTTTAGCATTACAAAGGATTGACCAACAAATATTATTACTCAAAGAAAGAGTTGTTGCATTGACATCGTTATTATAATATAATTACTTTTATAGTATGAACATTCTTATTCAATTAACTAGTGCAGGTTCTGATATAGATAATGTATCATTATCATATTTTAAATATCCAGGTCCTTATACTCAGTTTGCTACTGGGATATCAAAAGCAATATTGTTAGCTGGAGATATCTATATTGTTCCTGATGGAGCTATATATATTAAAGTTACATCAACGGGTGTATGTAATAATGAGATTATAATTCCAATAACATTAACTAGTACAACCACTACAACTACTTCATCAACTTCTACTACAACCAGTAGTACAAGTACAAGTAGTACTACTAGTACAACTACCACAACTATATATTGGAATGTTGAAGAATCTGCATGGTTTCAAAAGAATGATTGTATAGATGGTCCAACTTATGGAGATTGGGTATTATATACTGTGGTGGCTCATACTTATTCTTCTACCATTTCTCAAGTTGCAGCAAACTCTTTAGCAACTGCAGATATAGCAGCTAATGGTCAAACTTATGCAAATCTTCATGGAGGATGTGCAGTATCTCCTCCAACAACCACAAGTACTACTACAACAACTAGTACATCGACTACCAGTACATCGACTACTTCAACGTCTACTACAACAACTACCAGCACCAGTACTTCTAGTACTAGTACAACAACATCAACCTCTACTACTCCTATTCCTACAAGTTACATATATTATCTGAATGGATTTGGTTTAACTTGTGAATTAGTATCAGATACTATTCTATATGCAGCGCAACCTCTTCCTGGAGATGTTCTGGCATTTTATGTTGATCCAGGATTAACTACTATATTTACAATAGGAGTTGATACAACAATTGGTTGGAGTAGAACTCCTCTTACATTTGCCGAATGGCATGGATCAATAGATTCATCTGGAAATGTATATGATAGAACTATTTGTTCGCTTCCTCCAACTACAACAAGTACCACAACTACAACAAGTACAACTGCTCTTCCGGGAGTATGTATTGAGTATACATTCCACGCTACAGATCCAACATTTACATGTAATTGTGAATATACTGATTGTGTAACTGGTAATGATGTAACCCAGTGGATTACTTATCCAGGTACACTTGTAGCATGTGCAAGAATGGGATCTGCAACAATTACTGATGGAGATGGATATATAGATGCAGGAATAGCTTGTGGTAGTTACGATCCATCTTCTACTACTAGTACATCTACAACTTCTACAACAACCACTCGTTTACCAGTATTTGGATTAGGAGTTAATTCGGCTCTACCTGATTTAAAAATGACTAGTGTAACCTTAAATGGTGTAAATCTTAACGTTGGAGATGTTGTATCGGGTGTTCTTCAAACAGGTACACATGTTCCTGTTACAGGAAATACGTTAGTTGTAACCTTCTCAGGAACACCAGATCTTCAATCTCTTGTTATCCAAGCAGACTCTGATACAAGACTTACAACATTACACGCATCTGCTGGACATTACACATATACAGGAATTAGTTTCAATTCCTATCTATATGTGAATATAGTTCCTTTCTAATAAAGTAAACTCTAGTTAAATATAAAAACATCTTGGTTTGTTGGTTTCCCAGGATGTCTCCCCTGGGTGAAAGCTCGGGGGAGTTTTATTTTGATAACCTACTATTGTTAAAGTGATTATAAAAATATATCTTTACTGAAGTTTTAACTAACATCTTATTATTATGATTAATCAACAAGAGTTATTGGACAAACTAGTAGTACTACGAAAATTAAAAAGAAGTAATCAGTATTACGCTAATAGATTAGAAATTACATTAAAGGATGTATGTAAATTAACTAAACTACTACAAACTAATAATAAAATCAAAAAAGATATAACAGCATTAGTACAAGAATCAGAACAAGGTATAGTAAAGTATTTCGAAGATCTTGACAAAGGAGTTGGTGAGATTATAGTTAATTCTGATACAGAAATAAAAACACTGGATGAATTAATTAATAAGTGCAATATCGATATTAGTAAGTGGGAAATAATTAAATATATTCAGAATTATTGGGGAAATAGTACTACTCCACATTGGCAAGTAAAAGCTTGGCTAGGATTAAAGAAAGAAGAAAAGACGTTTCAAGATAATTTTATCGAGTTCTTGAAAGCATATGTTCCTACAGCACCTATAATTAATTCCCCAGAAATAAATCAGCGCAAGCCTATGGGATGTTTGCTGATTAATAAACAAGATGCTCATTATAATAGATTAGATGGAGTTAATCAAGACAATGATATTATACAAAGATTTACAAAAGTTTCTAATAAAATAAAAACAATAATTGATCAAGCTAAGTTATCTAATAATCTAGAGACTATTTTATATATTCTTGGATCAGATACTTTTAATAGTGAATCTACAGGAATGACGACTGGAGGAACTCCTCAAGAAAATATTTTATCTTTCTATGATTCTTTTGAAAAGGTTTGTAATCATGAGATAGAAATAATTAATACAATGCTTGATAATAGTCAATTTATTGAATTAGTATTTATGCCAGGAAACCATGATGCTTTTGCAAGTTGGCATTTACTAAATTGGTTAAAAGTTTATTATAGAACTACTCATAGAATTAAGTTTGATATAGCTCCTTCATATAGAAAATATGTTAGTTATGGAGTATCTGCGATGATGTTTAATCATGGAGATAAAATTAAACCAGAACGTTTGGTAACCATCTTCCCTATAGAGTTTAGAAAAGATTGGAGTTCCCATAAAAATTTTTATATCTTTACAGGAGACAAACATACAGAAATGAGTCATGATTTTAATGGAATAGAGTTCTATAGAATATCAGCATTTACTACTGTATCTAGTCAGTGGGAAGATAAGAATGGTTATATTGGAAGAAAACCAGGAGTAACAGCATTTCTCATAGATCGAAGTTATGGAATAACAAATATATTTAAACAGTATTTATAATGACAACTCTAAGAAAATTAGTAAGTGATGTAAGGAGTATACATAAACTTCTCTCTACAGATAATCTAATTACAGATAGAGTAATTGCTTCTGAGATTAGAAATAATTCATTACTTCTAATAAAGAGAGAAACAAATCTTAGAAAATTGTGGGCAACTGACACACTATTTACTACAATCCCTTGTTTAGAATTAAAAGAAGTTCCTATTTCAGAATGTTGTGAATATGTTGATGAATGCACTGTAGCTAGAACTATATATAAACTTCCACGTATATCTGAAGGAAACTATCAATATGTTATACAAGGAGTTTATTCTATTAATGCTCTAGGTGGAAATGGAAGTAAAATTAAAGAAATATCTGTAAATAGATATCTCAATCTTCTCAAACTTCCAATCATAAAAAAACAATTATATTTTTGGATATCAGATGGATATCTATATATAAGTAATCCATCACTTAAAGCTGTAAGACTTGTAGCATTTTTTGAAGAAGATATTCCTAATAAAATATTATATTCAGATTGTGGTTGTGCAGCCACTACAGTAAGTAATGATGATTGGTGTAAGAATCCATTAGATAAGGAATTTGCTCTACCAGGTTATCTTGAAAAACAAACATTGAAACTTACATCTCAAACTCTACTTGAAACTTATTTCAGAATTAAGTCTGATCTTACTCAAGATAATGTTGATGGTCAGGCTCCAAATGCACCTAATTTAAAATAAATGCGTGTAGCAGTAGATTGGCGATCTTCTAGTAAGAGTAACTATAAAGATTTTTGTAAAAAGAATATTACAGTAAAACTCACATATGATGAGTGGAGAATTCTAATATATACATTTAATGAATCTTTTAGAGAATATATTCTAGAGACAGGAGAAAAGACTAAACTGCCAGCAGGACTTGGAGAGTTTTCAATTTTTAAAAAGAAACGAAAGTTATATAAAACCATCAAGGGAGAACAAATAATAAATCTTCCTGTAGATTGGAAAAAATCAAAGGAGAAAGGTAAACGAGTTTATAATTTTAATTATCATACAGAAGGTTATTCTTTTGGTTGGATTTGGTTTCGACTATCTGCACGATTCAAATTATTTGATTTATGGTATTTTAAACCATCAAGAACTACTTCCAGATTGCTAGCACATTATATAACAACAAATGATCAATATCAACATTTATATAGACAATGGAAAAATTGATAAACTATGAGTTACTACTACAGATATAATTTTACAACCCCAGAGATTATATATGCTACAGTAAAAGAAGAATTTAAAAGTTACTTTGATACTGGAGCAATAGATGATCTCATGTTTCCTACTTATCTTAATAAGTGTTTAAATAAACTCGGTAGATCTTCTTATGTAATCTCTGAAGAAGCTTTATATATTGAAGACTTTCAAGCAAGACTTCCTGATAATTTTTATGCAGCTAGAGAAGCTTGGGCTTGTACAGAACGTCAACTTACATCTTATCATGAACCAAGTTCTTTTTATTCACAAACGGCAAATATCATTCAAGTAGCTCCTCTTACAGTAAGTGGAAATGTACAATGCAGTAATCCAGAATGTCATAAGGAATCATGTAATGGTGAGTGTCTTCCAGAGATATTACAAGCTGTATATAAAACTAATACTGAAATCCCTAGATTCTATCGAAAGGATCATTTGTTAAAACCTGGAAATATATCAGTAAAAAAACATTGCGATGTAAGTTATGGATCTTTATACTCGTCAGTTAATGATTTTAATCTAGGAAATGATTTTACTCCAGGATCATCTAGTATAGACTCATTTGATATTAGAGATAATAAATTTGTTACAAATTTCAGACATGGAATTGTTCATCTTATATTCTATGCAACTGAATATGATAATATAGGTAATCAGATGATTCCTGATAATTATCGTATCAAAGAATATGTAGAATCGTTCATTAAATATAAGATGGTTGAAACACTTGTTAATCAAACAAATGATGAAACATTTCAACAATTGCAACAAAAACTTGTTTATTATAAACAACTGTCTGATGAAGCTTTTATCATGGCAGACATCGAGATTAAGAAACAAACAGTTTATGAGAAGCAAAGACGAGTAGCACAAGATCTGAATAGATTTAAAATGTATGAACTGCCCAATCGTATACAAAGATATGGTTGGAAACGAAATAATTAACTATTATGGCAGATCAGGAACAAGAACAAGGTAATTTAAGACATGAGTATAATAATGCTACTGCTGGTCTTAATATGGATCAGACACCCAATCAAATTAAGAAAGGGGGACTAACCTATGCATTAAATGCTGCTGTTGAAAATTATGATGCTAATGCTGTTAACTATCAGAATGAGGAGGGTAATGAGTTTTGTCTAAGTTTTCCAACAGGATTTGTACTTATTGGAGAACATGTAATTCAAGAAAAAGATAAACATATATTTTTCTTAGTCAATTCTTCTACCAAAGATTGTCAAATTGGTTATATGGAACACAACGATTGTATATATCATACTTTGGTCAGTGGTTCATGTTTAAATTTTAATATTAATTATCCTATTCATAAGGTTGTTCATAGAATAACTAACTGTACTACTGAAATATATTGGACAGATGGATTCAATCCTCGAAGATATTTAGATATTGATAATTTACCTAAGACTCTACGATATGGAAGTTCTTTTTGTACTCCCGTTTATTTAGATACTATCGATTGTAATAAATTAAAACTTGAACCTAATTTTTCAATTCCAACATTAAATATAAATAATATTATCTCTAGTGGAAACGTAATTGCAGGTACGTATCAATTTGCTATTCAATATGCTGATGCATTAGGTAATCCTTATACATCATATTATTCTATTACTAATCCCACTCCGATAGCAGATTCAGCAATTACATCAGTTAATTTTAATTATCCTGTTAACAAGTCTATAGTAATAGATGTTGCAAATCTTGATAATACTGGACAATTTCAATATTTCAATCTAGCAGTCATTAAGACTATTAATGATATTGCTTCTGTTGAATTAGTAGGAACATATTTTATTGATAAAGTTTTAAAAACAATTACTTACAGTGGTCAAAATGTAAGTAATATTAGATTATCTATTAATGATATTTTTGAAAAGTTTCCTTATTATGAAACTGCAGATGATATTACTACGGCTCAGGATATTCTTATTTGGAAAGGATTAACGACTACAGATAGAATCAATTATCAAAAGATTGCAAACGCTATCACTCTTCAATGGGAAACTTGGAGAATCCCAGCTACAGAAAGTTATGCAAATGAAATAAATTCTTCAAATCTTAGAGGATATCTTCGTGATGAAGTATATCCTTTTGAAATTGTGTTTCAACTCATTAATGGAAAAGAAACAGACGCATTTCATATTCCTGGAAGAGTATTAGGGAATAATGAAAATGCACCCGATGTTCCAAATACTTCTTCTGACTTTATAGGTGATAAATCTATAACATCTCTTCCTTATTGGAAAATTTATAACACTGCCTCTATAATAGGTACATCCGATGGATATAGTACTGATCCTAATTATAAAGGGCCTTATCAATATGGTGAATTTGCATATTGGGAATCAGAAGAACTATATCCTTGTAATTCAGAATTATGGGGAGATCTTGCTGGCCAGAAAATCAGACATCATAAATTTCCAGATGTTCTTGTATCTCCTATTATGGAGAGTAGAATATTTACAGTTACTCCTACACATGTAGATATGGGTAATGATGCTATTTTTCCTATAGGAGTAAAGATTGATCCTACAAAAGTATTCTCAATAATTTCTGCATCAGAGTTAACTAGTGAACAAAAATCTGCAATTGTAGGTTTTAAAATTGTACGTGGTGATAGAAGTACTAATCAATCAATCGTTGCTAAAGGAATTCTTAGAAATGTTAATACTTATACACGAGACGATCAACAGTATTTTTATCCTAACTATCCATATAACGATCTTAGAGAAGATCCTTTTTTAACAAAAAGCAACAATGCTTATATTGAAAGTTGTAAGATATATAAGGTAACAATTAATACATTAGGAGTAAATCCTAGTGGTGGATCTAATCAAGCAATTATACAATATACAGATTGTAATACTAATACTCAAAAAAATACTAATCCAATATTCAACATTGGAGTTCAGGAAATATGCTCTTTAACTAAACCAGTTATCGTTCAACCTTCTTCAGGAGTAGTTGAATTAGCTAATTATGAAATATGGTTTGTTAAGAATACATCAGAGTTTAATGGTGTAAGAGTTGGATGGGAAGATCCTGCAAATGGATACAGTGAAACAGAATTGTGTGGATTAGATGATGCATGTAGTTCTACAGCATATGTTAATGTTGTTCCTAATACAGGTGGACCACAAATGGTAGGTGGTCATGGAAACTTTAGAAAAACATTAATTAATATTATTAAGTCCAACTTAATATCTTGTGGAGTTACAGATCAACAGTCTTCTGTTACAGATAAATATAGACAAATATTTAATTCTCCAGAAACTTCTTTTGGACAACCTTTCTTAGGTAATGTTTTAAAATTAGAGAGTGTAATATATGGAGCTGGAAAAGGTCATTTTACTCAAGTAAAAGACAATGCTAGATATCGATTTATTACAGAAGAAGCTCAAAGAAAAGCGTTAGATAGTGCCAATGCAATAGGAAATAAAACTAGTCCTTTTGATGGAGCAGCTATGTTTGCTTCATATCAGGCATATCTTCAAATATATCTTAATGGTCTTACCAGACGTAACTTTGCATATTCTTATAATTCTATAGCTGATTATAATTATTCTGAAGCTATTCCTAATAATGTTGGAATAAAGCAACGAGATATAGTCTTATCCAGATATCTTATTCCTGGTGTACAGAGCGTTGGTGATACTTATACTGTCAATAATTTCAATCGTGAAAGTTCTATATATTTAAAAACAGATATCGATATTCCTTTTCCGAGCGATAGTCCTAATATGCTTGTTGCAGGAGTTCCTAAACTTATAGATAAATCCAGATATACTATTTCTGGGATGAATTATTGTGCAACTCCTACAAAAGATTATGATTTAAGTGTTGTATCATACTACGCATCACTTAAGAACAACATCACAAATCAATGGGGACAAATATATTCCTATAAAACTATAGATACTGGATTTCAAAGAAATATTAATTTACAATTCTCAGAAACAATATTTGGAGGAGATACATTTATAGGACGATTTACATTTAAAAGTAAATTACCTTTCTTTATTGATAATAGAGTTAATGCTCCTGATGATAGTGATATATTTTATGATGAGATTGGAAATGTTGCCTATCCAAAATATTGGCATTCATCGAGATCTATACAAAAAGATTATATGTCTAATGGAGGATTATTGTCTAATATTGTTTCCTATAAAGCACATAATTTTGATTGCCCTAATAATACGATTATAGCTGAACCAACAAATACAAGTGTAATAGATACTACTACCACCACTAGTACTACTAGTACTTCTACAACTATATCTCCAGGTACACTTACTGAAAGCAATACCCTAATGTATTATGATGGATATTTCTATTTATTTGCATATGGTATTCCTAGTTTTTATTGTGAGAGTTCATATAATTTAGATTTACGTCAAGCATTCAACAACAAAGAAGGAGATTTCTTTCCTCATGTAAGTACAGATATTCCTGATGATTGGTTACAGGAAAAATTAGTATCGATTGTTCAGGATAATACCTATACGTACAATGTTACATTTTCAAAACAGAATACTGAGAATTTATTTACTCATATTCCTTTTGATTGGAATCAAGCATGTCATAGTCATTATCCTTTCAGAACTATATATTCTGATCCTCAAACAATAAATGCTGATATTACTACTAATCCTTGGTTAATATATCGTAGTAATTCATACTATGATTTCCCACAGAATTTTGGGCCACTAACTGCTATAGATGGGATTCAAAACAAAGCCGTATTAGCGAGATTTGAAAATAAGACATTGTTATATAATAATTTATTAACAATGGATACTAGTAATCCACAGGCTGCTTTTGTAGGCAATCCGAGACTATTTGAAAATCCTCCTATTGATTTTGCAGAAACAGATCTTGGTTATGTTGGATGTCAACATAAATTTCTATTAAAGATTCCTCAAGGTCAGATTACGATGGATGCTAAGAGAGGACAAATCTTTTTATTATCAGGACAACAAGCAATAGATCTTGCAGGGTTTGGAACAGGTATGAATAGATTCTTTACTGACCACCTAGCCTTCGAAATTCTGAGATATTTTCCAGAGTTGGATGTAGATAATCACTTTAAAGGATTAGGGCTACACGGGGTCTATGATAGCAAATATGACAGAATTATTATTACTAAACTTGATTATATCCCTCATCCAGATTTAATCATAACATATGACCCGTCTACATTTACATTTTATAATAATGAAGAGTTTGATAATACTATTATAAAAACACCCATAAGTTTATCAGATCCAAATTATTTCTGTAATAAGAGTTGGACTCTTTCATATAATATGAATACCAAGAGTTGGATATCTTTTCATAGTTATATTCCAAACTATTATATTGCTGAGAATAATTTCTTTTATTCTGGTCTTAACTCTTGTTGTAGTGATTTAGAATTTGAATTTGTAGTAGCAATTCCAATAGTAGAAACTACTACTACGTCTACTACATCTACTACTACTACTACATCGACTACTACCACTATTCCAAATTGTATATTAGATGGAATTGCTATACAAGTTATATATGGAACAACTACAACTACAACTACTACTACAATACTTCCAGATTGTAACATAAGTGGATTTTCAGATCAAGTAATGTACGATCATACATCTACCACTACAACTACTACTACTCATAGTTCTACTAGTACTTCTACAACATCAACTTCTACTACAACATCAACTTCTACAAGTACAAGTACAAGTACATCGACTTCTACATCAACAACTAGTAGTACTTCTACATCAACAACTAGTAGTACTTCTACATCAACTACTAGTACATCAACCAGTAGTACAAGTACAACAACATCTAGTACAAGTACTACTACATCTACAACAACTACATTACTACCCTATATATTAGAACATACTCCACTTGGAGGATCTATAGGTGTAACTGATTTATCACTTGCGTGCATATATAATCCATCACCAGGAGCTACTATTTATACATATTCGAGCGATGGAGCAACTCCTGTTATTGGAATGATGATATATACAACTAAAGTAGGAAGTGTATTAAGTAATCCTTTTCCACATGCGGTAGGAAGTTCACAACTACTTCTATGGAGAGGTAGTAGTAAATATGCTTTACAGTTTTTTACAGTAGATGGATATATAACAGATTTTAGAAAATGTTAGTAATTTATTATGAAGACTATAATTTTAAAATTAATAAAAGCAAGTTTAAGAGTTGGACCGTTTGATATAACGGATCAATATAACAATTCTATTGCTACTAATGTATCTATATATAGTCTGATATCTGGGGTTGTATATGATGTAGATGATTCTGTTTCTGTAGTAATATTGACTTCGACAGGAATATGTAAACAGTCTATATCTATGGAAGTTAGTACTATAACTCCAACTCAATTAAGTAGTCAAGTATTTACAGAAATTAATACTGCCTGTCTATGGAGACATATGACAAATGTTACTCTTAATAATAATTTTTATGGTCAAGTTGTTCCTTATATTATTGAATATCCTTTTGCATATCAATATCAAGATGAAATTTTACAGAGTGTAAAAGACTATAGTAAAGTATATATTTATATGCCTGATAGTACAGGGGTATATAGTTATACTAATAAAGTTATGGTAGACAATATTTGGTTCAATAAAGCTATTCTATATAATGGTCAACAATGTACTGGAGTATTAGAATTAGTTCCAAAACCAAAAAATAACTTACAAACCTATAATACATATCCAATTTATAAGACTGATAGTAAAACTATTACCTATACAAAGAGTGATAGTTTTTATCAATATAATACATTTTGGGATGTGTTGAAAAATAAAGCTATTCCCATTGCTACTACTAGTTGTGATAATTTATCTATAGATGGAATTATTAATCAAGATAATATGGATTATTCTTCCAGATCCTTTAAGAAAGCTCCTATGAGAGCGAAGGAATTAAAGATTAGACATATTCTTGATAATCGATCTGATATCCATGTTGTAAGTCAATTTATTATAACTCCCTCTCAAATCTCTTATAAATGAAAGACTGGCTTGAAAAATATAATAATGATGGAAACACTCCTATAATAGTTCCTACAGATGCATTTAAGACATTTGACTTTGGAAATCTTGCAGGACAGAAACAGACTAAAGATAGGAATAAATATATTCATAGTAATATTGTTAACTCTCCTGACCAACCTATGGCTGGTCAAGGAGAAAGTTGGAATGATGCTACTAATAGAGTCTTACCTACATTACAAAATATTATCAATACTGCTCCAGCAAATACTACTGTTATAACTCATAATTCTGTATTTGGACTTATGAATCTTTGGAATAAATCAGGACGACTTAATGAATTTTCTAAAGAACAAAGGGAAGCATATACCAAACAGGATGGAAATCATAAGACAGGTGATTCTTTTACTATACAAGGAGTAAATGGTCCTATTCATATTGTTAGACATGGTGAGACAACAGATAATGCAAGTGGTAATTTTAGAAGTGACGATGCTCAACTTACTGAGAAAGGAATAAAGCAAGCTGTGAGAGTAGGAAAAGATTTGTCTAATATTCCACAAATAATAACATCATCTTTACCAAGAGCAATAGCAACCGCTGATATTATTGCATCGCAACAAGATGATAAAAAAAAAGAAGAAACTGATCAATGGTTAGATAAATACAAAGATCAGCAACCTCAAATTCTCCAAGATTTTGAAAAGTTTAGAACTTCTCAAGAATTTAAAAACGGAGGATCATTACAAGAGTATCAACCCAACTTCAATGAATCCTCTATATCTATTCCTAAGAAATTTGTAGGAGAAGGATATAATAATACTCCTAGACGATATTCTCCTTCATGGGGAGGACAATTTAAAGATGGTGGACAACTTACTAAATTAGATCAATTAACTAACTTTACAAATTATAACAAACCAACTCCTGGAGGATGGCTTAATCAATATTCTAAATAACTTATATCATGACACAACAAGATATTTTAAAAATGGCTGGTGTTAAAACTCCTAAAGAGTTATATACTAAATATCCAACTCATGAATCGTTCATGGCTAAGTATGGTAAACAGATAAAGAAAGCATTAAATGGTTCTCAAGATCCTCCTTATGGATTTAATAGTGATTATCAAGATCCAGAAGCATTGCCTCCAAGAGAATATACTCCTATTAAACCTATGCCAGTGCGAGGAGCTGGACCATTAGAAGTACCAGCTTTAAAGAATGCTAAACTAGCTCCTATCACTTCTAATAAAAGTTCTGACTTTCTAGATAATATTACTTCCAATGATGTAGCTGGAAAAATAGCAGGAGGTATTGAAAAGATAATAGCAGAGAAGAAAGCTAAAGATGCTGCTCAACAATGGAATCAAGTAAGTAGTTTACAACTTCAGGCATCTGCAACTAAAGATATTGATGCTAATCAACAACTGGCAGATAATATGACAAAGAAAAGACAGATGATGATGCCTGTTAATACAGGTGAAGAGTTCTTTCCTATATATGGAGTAGGAACAAATCCTTTAGCAAAAGATGGTAAGAAAGTAAAAGGAAAAAAGGCTATGACAGGAGCAACTGCTAATATGCTTAGTCAAGGATTTGATAAAATTACTCCTACTATATATGGAGATAATGGGGGTAGTGACTTAGGAGGTACATTGGGTAAGACAACTGGTGATCTTATAGGTGGACCTGTAGGAGGTCTTATTGGAAAACAACTCGGTCAACTTGCTGGATTTGTACTTGATAGAAATCCTTCACAGATAAAAAAAGCTAATGATAGCACTATGCGAAATAGTAATATGATGGCTTTTAATAATATATCACATAGTAATTCCTATATGGAAGATGGAGGAAAATCTAATTGGAATCCTCAGATATTAAATTCTTTTGGAGATTATAAACTAAAATCTTTATTAGAATCAGATGAGACTATGAATACACTTAGAGCTGGAGGAAATCTTCGTGACTATATTAATCCTTCTGAGAGATCTTTAGATACGGGACTAGATGGACTTCAAACTCATTGGGGAGGATATGCAGAACCTATTTCTACAAATCCATATTCTGATAGTCCTACAGTTATGTTTAAAGGTCAATCTCACGATGATACAGATAGTAAAGGTAATTCAGGAATTGGCATGACGTATGGAAATAATCCTATAGAAGTTGAAGGGAAAGAACCAGCACAAGAATTTAATGATGGAGACGGTAAGAATTTAGTAGTATTTGGAAATCTTCCTATTACAAAACAACATGCAAATTTATTAGGTGATCCCTCAGCGTCAGGAAAGAAATATAAGAATTATATTGCTGATTTATCTAAAAAGGAAGTAACTCAAACAAATACTATAGATAATTCTACAAATGTCATAAATGGACTTAATCCAAGAACACCTTTTGAAAGATTGACATTTACATCGCATGTAGCTAACATGCAAGGTGCAAACATGACTTTGGCTAATATTGCTGAAAAGAAAGAAAATGCAGCAGCTCTTCAGCAAGCCGTCAATGATACTGCAGAAGAACATGGACTTGTGGCTGATGATCTTGCTAAAGGAAATATCAAAAAAGCTAAGGAAGGTATTAAAGTTAATACTGATATCAATAGATATTCAGAAATGCCACAACGTCTTACATATAAACATGGAACTAATGATGATACTATGTATGATCTACAAGGCAATCCTATAAATACTCCTGTAGATAATACATATTCTTTGAAAGATTATACAGATATACCAAATACAAATCAATCTTTTTCAGATATAGATGAGAATCCACAGATTAAGAAACCTACTTGGATGGGTGCTATAAATTCAATGATACCTTATCTGAGACCAACTAATGCTGAACAACTTGATCCAAGACAAATATCAGGAGAAATGTTTGCTCTTTCACAGAATCAACAGGAACCTGTTTCTCTTCAAACATATAAACCTGAGTTATCTACTCCTTATGATATATCACAACAAGATACTTTAAATGAGAATCAGGCTACATTTAGAGGAGCTCAAAGGATGATAGGATATAATCCAGCTGGTCAAGCTAATCTTGCTGCTCAACAATATCAGGCAAATGAACGTGTTCTTGGTGAACAGTTCAGAGAGAATCAGGGAATGAAGAATCAAACTTATGCTCAGAATAGACAATTATTAAACCAGGCACAAGAACACAATCTTCAGGCATATGATCAACAGGCTACAAGACAGTCTCAAGCTAAGAGTAATACAAAAGAAGTTGCTCAGGCAGCTTTGAATTCTATATCTGATAAATTCTTAAAGAATAAACTTTCTAATAGAACTCTTCAGACATATGAGAATATGTACAATTATAGATATAGTCCCAACATGAGAACTGAAAACTGGAATGGAGCTCATGAATTTAATATTCCTACAGTGGGATCTCAACAAGGAATAGGTACTGTTCCTGGATCAATAATGGGAGCAAATGGAAAACCTCTATATCCTCAATATAAAAAAGGTGTATTAACTTATGTTCCAGAGGATCAAGCCACCTTCGATGAACCTATTCCAATAACTACTGATAAAAAAGTTAAGAAATCAGGTAGAAACGGATCTATTGTAAGTGCCTATAAAAATATCTAATTACTTTAATTAGTATACAGAAATATCTAATAATTTCTATTATATTTGAAATTTAAAATACTATGGCATCATATACTGATACACGCCCTCCACAATTCAATCCCTATGTAGAACAATTGCCCATTGATTCAATGGTCAAAGTAGGTATGGAAAAGCAACAACAATATGATCAAGGAATTCAAAAGATTCAAGGTCAGATCGATAATGTTGCAGGACTTGATGTTATGCGAGATATAGATAAAACTTATCTACAATCGAAACTTAATAATCTAGGTACACAACTTAAGTCTGTTGCTGCTGCTGACTTTTCAAATAATCAGTTAGCTACTTCAACTGCAGGAATGGCAGCTTCTATTGCTAAAGATCCTAATATTCAGAATGCTGTAATGTCTACTCAAAAGATAAGAACTGCAATAGGAGAAAAGGAATCAGCAAAACAATCTGGAAAAGGATCTCCAGAGAATGAATGGGATCTTAGTAATCAAATAAATGGATACATGAATGATAAAACTCCAGGAGCAACTTTTTCTGGAGGATATAATCAATATGTAGACGTAAACAAAAAGATGCAGGAAGCCTATAGTAAATTAAAGGAACAAGGTTCGGACATAGAAGATCCTTTTCAAAAAGATGGAAAAGGAAATTATATTACAGATGCTAATGGTAATAAAGTATTTAGTCCTGTGATGGTAGAAACTATTCTGAAAGGTAATTCTTCATCTAAAATTGCAAATGTTATCAGAGCGACTCTCGATCAGAATGATCTAAAACAGTTAGACATCTCTGGTAGATATGCATATAGAGGAATATCTAATGATGCCTTAAAATTAGAAACCTTAAGTACATATACCCAACGTATCGCTGATGTAAAAAAACGAATAGCTAACTTACAGGAAATGTCAGTAGTGCAAAGTGGTAATCCGACAGCCACTGCAGAATTAACAAAAACACTCAAAGAATTAAATGATGAAATAGCTCCTGGAGGATATTATGAACAACAATTAAATCAAGCATATCATTCAATCGATGTAAATCCTGAAGCAGTAAAATCACAATTATATAAAGATAAAACTATTGCAGCATTTGCTGATGGATATGCAAATGAAACTCAGACTATTAAATTTCTTGAAACTCCTTATGAAAAAGTAAAGGAATGGGGATTAGACTATACACAGCGTAACATTTTTCATAATGATCAAATGGCAGTTGATTGGGCAAACATTGCACAAGGAAAAGAAAAATTTGCATTTGAGAAATTAAAATATGAGTTAGAACATCAAAATGCTAATCCTATTGTATTAGGAGGACTTGCTCCCAGAGATATAGACTATTATGAAAATGTAAAAACTGAAGTAGCTCACAATCAAATGCAATTGAATGATGCTGATAATAAGTTACGAGATGGAATGGTTAGTACATATAAACAACGACCTGGGGTAACTGATAAAGATGTACAAGCATATAAAGAAAGTCTTACAAGTGATAAAATTTCAGCACTTATTAAACTTAAAGATAGTCCAGATCCTAAATATGCAACAACTTTTCCACCATCACTTAACGATTTAATAGAACAACGAAAAGAGATTTCAAATAATTTAGACAGTAATAAAAATGCAATTATAGCTGCTGAAGATGAAGTTAATAATGATCAAGCATTACAGGCAAAGGTAGCAGGACTATCTCCTATTCAGATAGAGATGCCAGATGGAACAAAAAAAATGTTATCTCCTCAAGATACTCAATCAGCGATAAGTAATATAATAAGTAAACTGGCAGAAGCTCCTCAGATTAGTACTGTAGATCTCATGTCAAGTCTTTTAGGTATTACTAAATCTACTACTGATAAAAAGACTATAGATAGTTACTATAATTATGCAAAAGAACATTTATCTCCTATAGAACTACAGTTGTATAATGAAATGAACAAGAATACAATAAATAACCTAGGACCAATAAATCATAATTCTTATCCAGGACTAAATGATCATTTAACTATTCATAAAGATTTTATAGATGCAAGAAACAAAGTATTATCAAAATTATATCCTGAATATGTTCCTAAATGGAAAGAGATAGATAATAAACAGTTTGATAAAGAAGTATTAAAAACTACAGCAGCAAACTTGATAGCTGCTAATGTAGAAACACACACAGGCTCTCCATATTATGATCGTAGTACTATAGATAAATTATTAGCCAATAAGACTAATGATTTAAATTTTAAAGTTGCCAGAAGTAATGATGAGACTTATTTGGTAGTATCTAAATCGGGAGATTCAGGATCAACTCAAATGATTCCTATAAGTGAGGAACTTGCACGAAGTTATGGAATGCCTTCAAATGCTGATGATAAATTTCTAGGCAGAATGATAAAAAATAGAGGAACTACAAACACTAAAGGAGGAACTCCTGATGGAGCTTATATTCAACACGCTACAGATAAATATAGAATAGCAATTGATTATAAACCCTCTATAATAAACAATAATAAAGTATATCCACTCTTTAGAAAAATGAATTCTCATGGATGGAATACATATGAGCTTGATGATCCAATGGACTTAGCACAAGCAAGACTTTCCGCTAATAAAACCTATTCTAATGAAGCTATTGAAAAGATATTAAAAGATAATAATATAAAATTTTAACAGTATGCCAGATTTTAATGGACTTAATGTTCCCATGATAAGTAATACAAACTTATCACCAGTAGATCCAGCATTGACAGAGAATACACAGAGTAGTAATATTAAAGCTCCTACTCCATATACTCCTACTAATACTGATAAGGATTCTGATTTAAATATATTTAGTCAAGCAAGTGCTGACTCTACGTGGGAAAATCATGCAGATGTTATTTCAGGAGAAGAACTAGATGCAAACAAAAGATATAAGAGTTATGTTCCTGGTATAAATATGGAAGATGCTGCCAGATGGGGACAGACTGGTTGGGAGAGAACTAAGAATGCTACAGATAATCTTGTAGAAAAAACATTAAGTTATACATTACAAACTGCTGGATTTCTTGGTGGAGCTGTTGCGGCATTGGGTGGAGGTGCAATTAATATAGCGAATGAAGCAGTTGGAGGAGATGGTAAAGTTATTAATGATGGTCATGCTTTCTCATTAATGACAGATAATTTTGTGGATCAGTTAGCTGATGTATGGAAAGAAAATGTTCAAGAACGTTCTCCTATATATAAATCAGATAAATATACTAAGGGAAATATTTGGGATAAGTTAGGAACTACTGATTGGTGGTTAGATGATGCGATAGATCGTCTTGCTCTTACGGTAGCCACAATTGCTCCTGGTTTTCTGGAAGCTAAAGGATTAGGTTTATTTGGTACAATGATGAAAGGAGGTAGTGTGGAAGCTACAGGCATAGGTTCTAAACTTATTCAATCTATTGCCAATAGTGGAAATGATTATTCTAAATTAGGTAAGATATTAACTGAAAAAGTTATTGAAGAAGGAACCGTTGCTGCAGAAATGTCTGGTACAGGAGTTAAATATGCTGTGGGTAGTCTTGGAACAAATGCTGATAAGTTTAAGAGTATTGTACACATGACTCAATTTGGTGAACTTACAACAATCAATGCTACTGCTCAAAACGCATTAAATGCGAGAGAGTCTCAAGTAGCTATTAAAAAAGCATTAATAGAACAACGAGCAGATGGATTAAATACTCTTTCTGATGATGAAATAAATGACAAAGCTGTAGAAGGAGGTAAGGATGCATTTATTCTAAATTCTCCATTTGCATTAATTACATCACTAATTGAGGTTCCACAAATATATGCTTCTACAAAAGCTGTAAATAAAGCTCTTAGCAAAATTCTCACAGAAGAAATAGGGGAAGAAGGAATTGCTAAACTATCAGAAGGAGCTCTTACAACTGCAAATACTACAGGAAAAGGTTTTCTATATAACACTGCAAAGGTAGTAGGTACAGGGTTTGAACATGGTCATTCTGAAAGTCTTCAGGTAGCTATTGGTAGAATGGTTGAAGAAGCTAAATCTGGAAAGATTGTGGAAGATGATCAGGGAAATAAACATGTTGAATATGGAGATCTTAGTGGTGCTAATCTTTGGAAAGAATTTATTAAAAACTATTCTGATCCTAATGGTCAGAATAACTTAGCTCTGGGAACTATTCAAGGCATTATCACTTCCTTATTTGGTGTAGGAAAAAGTATAATAAAGCAAGAAGTTTCTAATCAGGATAAAGCAAATAAATCTTTTTTAAAAGATTTGAATCAGACTATAGCAAATAGAAAGTTCTACTATAGCATGGGTGATATGCTTCAAAAAGATGGAAAAGGAAAAGTAGTTATTGCAGATGGAAAAGCTACATTCGATCAAAATAAGTTAGCTCAACTTGGTTCTGCGTTTGCTGGTACACTAATCAATCATGCAAAGATATTGGATGCATATGGAGTTATTAATAGTACAGATGATATTGATAAAGTTAATGCTGCTAATAAGGTAATTGAAGATATTAAAAATGAGTCATTTCAAAATTTAGCATACACATTCTTTCAGGATGCTCAAGGTAAAGAAACTTTTCAAAAACTACTAAAATTTGAATCTGAGAAAGCAAAGAAGGAAGTAAACAGAGAAAATGATACTCTCAATGGTATTGAACAAACTCCAGATGCAATATTAGGAAGATCTCTTTCTATGGTCGATGCTTTACATAAAGTGTATAATACAGTAGATCAACGTTATGGAACATTTTTAAATCTTGACAATGTTGATCTTAAGAACAAAACTGAATCACAAGTTTATAATCAGTTTAAGGAAGATTTGAAAGTTCAATCCTATAATGATGCTGCTAAGACTGTCTGGGCAAAGACAGCACTAGAAAGAAATCAGATGGAATTAACTACTCTTGGAACCGATCCTGCATCTGCAGAGAAAGCTACAAAAATAGAAAGTCAAAATAAACTTCTCAAAGATGATATTGAGAAGAGTGCCACTGCATATCTTCTTCATACAAATAAAGATGCTGTACAAGATACCTGGAATGAAGTAAAGGATAAACTTGTAGAGACTATTAAAAACAATGCTCTCGAAAAAGAACTAAGAGAAAATCCTCCTAAGAAAGAAATTATTAAAGTAAATACACTTAATGGTCCAAGAGATATAGAGGTTGGTGAAGAATATTATTTAGGTCATATTGAACAGGAAGATGGCTCATTAGGATTTCCTAAATTAACAATATTAGGCAAAGGTGATACAGAAGGCACTGTTAAAATCAAAGATTCCAATGACTCTATTAGAGATATAAAGGAAGATGAATTAGAGAAATACAAACTGGGAAAGGTTTCTGATATCAATAAAAGTGAGAACTCTAGATTCTATTTTAGGAATATTGTACAACATCCTGATACAGTTGTCTATTGGAATATTGGAAAGAAAAATAATAAAGATAACTTCTATGAAGACAATAAGATTCCTGGGAAAATACAATATGATTATAGAACAGATAAATTAACTTTTGTCTATTCTGATAGGAACGGTAAATCAGTAAGTAAAGAGATTGGTCTTGATCAGTTTCATTTCAATTCTTCTAAATTTAAAGAAGGAGTATTTTCATTAAATCGTACTCAGAGTAAAGAAGATGTTGAGGATATTGCTAAAAGAAATACATCTGGTAAAACTAAACTGGATCAGGCAAGTAGACGAGTTAATCGATTGAAAATTATTAACGACCTCTATAATGAAGTTGCATCTCATCAAACAGAGATTAAGAAAACAATTGATAGTCATAAACAGACTTTAAATAATATAGCTACTACATTAGTTAGTAGTAAAATTAGCAAGCAACAATTAACTGCTTTAGGAGTTACCAGTATTAAAAAACTAAATACTCTTAAAACTACTATTGAAAACGAAATCAAAACTCTAACAACTCAATCAGATACACTAGATACGGAACTAGCTTACATCCAGGAGATGAAGGATAATATCGATAGTTATTCTGAGGATGGTAACGAGTTCATGAAAGAAATTGAAAATGAAATAAACCTGACAACTGAACTACAGATACAGATCCAAAAGAGTATTGATGAACTTAATAACATATCTAAAGGAATACAAGGTCTGATAACTAAGTTGGTCTCTGTATTACAGAAAACCTTACCAGATGATACATTTGGATATACAGATGCTGTTAAAGAATGGTTTAATGAAATTGCAAATCAAGACTTTACACATTTTCAGGAAGCTAAGGATTTTATTATAGACAATTCATTCATTGAGAGTCTAGAAGGTAAGGAAAAGTATACCAGTATTAGTGACTCTGATTTAGCAGATGTTAAAGATAGAATTAGTAAATTACAGGAATGGTATGATGAGGAATCTGCACATCTTGTTGCTCAAAACAAGATATTAGATAGATTTAAAACATTAGCTGAGAAGTATAAACAACAAAAAATTCAGGAAAAGAAAGTAGCAAGTCAAGCTAGAAAGATTAATGAATCATATAGTGATCAAGAAGTTCCTGATCACGATAGACCTCCTTACGAATCTCCAAATAAGAAGGATGATTTTAATGTCGTTAATGGTACTAAGCCTAATCCTGATAGACCTCCACATCAGATAAGAACAGATAACTTTGGTATTAAGTGGGGTAAGATGAGTCCTGAAGAAAGAAAAAACTTTAAGACAATCGATATCACTCTGAATACAGAAGAACAACTTGGTCTTAAAGGATTAATGAAACATCTTCTAAAAACAGAAACTGATCATTATAAATGGGATCGTATGGTAATCAGAGTAATTGTAAACTCTGATGGTAAATTAGTTGATCAGAAAGGAAAAGAAATAACCTCAGATCCTTTGAATAATGTATTATGTCAGGCAATGCCTCAACCTGATAAAGATGGTCATTTAACAGCTAACTATAATGGCAAGCTAGATACAATGTTTAGAGAAACTACTGATCCTGCTATAATTAAAAATCTTGAGACACAATATATTAAACAAAGAGATGAAGTATTAGCCAGTAATACTCTTCAAAGTCCAAAGAATTTCTATATGTCTTTTGGAAGCCCTATATATGAATATGAAATTGATGAAAATGAAGAAATTAAAAAAGATAATAATAGTAAACCTATAATTAACTATAATACACGTACCTCAGTAGAAGATGCACAACTTATTACATCTGAACAATTAATAAGTGATAACTTATTAGAAGTAGTTACTCTTAGTGAAGATAAACACGAGGGCACTGTATCTATGAAAGTTCCTAAAGGTTTTACATTATTAAGAATTCCTGGATTAGGTATTGTTAAAGTCTTTAGTAGATTACTTAACAGTAAAGAAGCTAATACAATATTTGATGTATTGCATCAATTGACAAAAGATCTTGAGAGTGATGCAAAAGATTCAGTGTTAAAAACAAAATTTAACTGGTTAAAATCTATTGTATATTGGGGGATTATTAAAGATGATTCTAGAAATCAAAAGTTTAATAAATCTAATGTATATTTTAAAAATATACAGAACGATAAAGATGAACTTATTCCTACACTATTTATAGGTAAGGAAAGTTATTTATTTACTCCTGATGGATTAGTTGATAGTAAGAACGCTATTATTAAGGCTCTACAAAATATATATCACAATATTGATGCTAAGTTAACAAACTCTACTTCTCGTACTCAATATAATGAGATAGTGAAAGTTGATGTAGATGGAAAACTTCAAGTAAGAACCTGGCAAAACTATCAAACGTATCTTCTATCTAATAAATTTGTTTCCAGTAATCAAACAGATAAAGAAGATGGAGCTTCCAGAGGAGATATTCCTTTAACTACTCCTTTTAAAGCAATAAGAGACGAGGGAGATATTAATAGGAAAGATTTTTATATCTCTGTATCAGATGATGCAGATAGTGCTATTCATGCCACTATAAAACCAGATGAGATTACTCTAAAGAAAATAGTTACTCCACTTAAGAATGATAATAAACCTCTTGCTTTTGATAAGAAGGTTGATGCTGAAACTCCTTCTTCTAAATTTAAACTAGATGGTACAACTGAGACACTTCCCATCTCTACATACGGTGATGCCTTTTTTTCGTTAAATTTAGATAAAGCTAGAGAATTAGCTAAAGGATTAAATTTAAAAGATCCAGTGCAGTTTAAAACTTTGTTAGATAATTTAATTAAAGATAAAGTATATAATCCTATTATACCAATAGATGTTGCGGATGCTTTTAGTAAGGATAAGCATATAGATATTAATGATGTTCAGGATATATTGTTTAAATCTATTCTTAGTAAATTCATTCCTAATATCCAACAGGAATCAACAGTTGAATCTCCAGCAATAACTATACCTACAGAAGAAAAAACATACGATTCATCAGATCCTGCTCTCAAGATTCCAGACTTTGCTCCAGAGGATGATGCATTCAGAGAAACATTAGCAAAGTCAGCCAGAAGATTCTCTCCTGAGAACTGGACTGATTTTGAGAACTTCCTAAAAACTAATTTTCCAAATCTTCCTACATATCGTTTAAAGAATATCATTCAGCGTACTAATGGTAAACAAGCATGGGGAATGCTTCAGAGAGGAGCTATATATATTTATGAGAATGCTGGAATAGGAACAGGTTATCATGAGGTATTCGAAGGAGTCTGGAAGATGTTTGCTACTCCTGAGGAAAAAGTGGCAATCCTTAATGAGTTTAGAAATAGTCATCCTAAATATACAGATAGATTTACAGGAGAACAGATAGATCCTAAGACAGCTACAGATCAACAGATTAAAGAAGAAATAGCTGAAGAGTTTGTTGATTATATGTTGGATGGAAAAACTCCTGAAAGAAATATTAAGAGATCTAGGATAGGACAGATGTTTCATGATCTTGTCAATTTTATTAAGACGTTTTTTATAGGAAAAGATGCTATAAATAATACACAGAAGCTGTTTGATAAGATTGGTAATGGATATTACAAAGAGTATATTCCTTATGAAACTAATCTATCCTATGCAAATGTTGGCATTATAGATATAGATCATACAGATCCATATAATGATTCTGAATTCAGAGACAAAAATGAAATTCCTGGAAATCAGATGAACGATATTATTCAACATCTGAACTATATGACTATTACTAGTCTTATAAGAAATGGTGAATCTATATTTAATATTGATAATATTTCTAAGAATGATCTTTATAATATGTTGAAAGACGATCTCTTGAAAAGAGTTCAGTGGATGAGACACTTACATGAAGTAAATAAAGAAGAAGGAAAGATTACAAAAGAAGAGGGAGATAGAAAAATCAATGATATGGTTGATCTATATCACAATGTTGTTAATGATTGGAGAAATATTGTACAGACTCATATTGAATATCTAAAAGAAAAAAACATATCATTCGATGAGAATGAAATTGCGGTGCTGAATGAGGATGAAGACAATGTGGAGAAAACAGATTATCTGGAATCAAACAAGATTGATTCATTCAAAAATATGAACTCTTCAGTCAAATTAATGTTAGGTACAATCCCTATACTTAATCCTAGTACTGGAAAGACTGTCAGATCTACTGTAGGTGGTGTTATTTGTTTACCAGCAGATCAGGTAAACATTCAACTATTAAATACATTATCTGATGCCACAGATCCCGATGATATGTTTATAAAACTAGGAGAGTACGGATTAAATAAAGATATTAATTATAAGACGTTATATAGTCGTATTATGGGAATGTCTTATCAGGAAGGATCTGTAGATTTTTCTAATGTTGATAAAGCTAAACTTCAGATTATTTCTGAGTTTTGGAAATCTTATAAAAAACAGAGTCCTTATGCTGTTACAGTATTTATACTTCCTACGGGAGAATCTATTGTAAGCAATACAATGATAAAGGGAGTAAGTGAAGTTATTAAACGAGAAATGTTTAATAATATTGTAGATAAGATTAAAAAAGGACTTGACTATTTTACTTATAATAGTAAAGATGGAACTTATAAATCTTCTGATAAAATATTTGAACATCAATTCTCTAATAACGTTGATAGTTATATTAACTTTTTAAAGAATATAGGTATTGATTTTAAAAAATATGAACCACAACTCAAAGGAGAGTTACTCGATAGTTTTAAAACTATAGTAACTGGTATAAGAGATAGTTTTAAAAATGTTGATAATATAAAAGTACTTAGTGCTAAGACTTTAGGAGACATGGATGGTAGGCTTAAAGAATTAGCTGATATTCAGGCTATATTTGATCATCCAGAGTTGGAGAGTACCTATTACAATCTCTCTGGAGATAAAGTTCAGAGTTATATGAATCCTAATGTATTCAGTAGATTGTATAACGTGCTTTCTAACATTAAAAGTTTGAATGAATTAACCAATACAAAATTTAGAAACTTCAGATATCTTCTAACAGACTCTTTTGTAAAAGGAAGTAGTGAAGTATTAAGAAGAATGTTTAATCTTAGAACAAATGATAAAAACTCTGGAACAGATAATGTAATGCATCCTGTTATTGTCAATGGTATATCTAACAGACTTTCAGGAAAGGATACACCAGTATCAAAAGTTTCTTCTAAACAAAGATTTATTCAAGAACTAAATCTAAATCTAAATGGTATATATTCTAATCTTGTACCAGGAGATGCAGCATTAGAAGCAGCAATGCAACTACATGATAAAGATAATCCTTTTGTCACAGCTGATAATATCAACTTAAATCAACAGTTTGATATCTTTAAACTATACTTTCTAGCTGAAGTGAATATGAGTAGAGAGACTGAACGAATTGTCGCAGAAGGAAGAGATAATAACAGTCTAAGATTCTTTAAAGATATCCTGGATAAAGATACATACGATAAAGTTATGGGAGATGAACGTTCTCCTGAAGAAATCTATGATGATCATGTTGAGGCTATCAACTCTTCTTTAGAGTCTTTCTTTAAACAAGAGAGAGACAATATGATGGAAATATTACGTCAGTATGATATTTTAAAGCATGATATCGAAGGAAGATATTCTCTGGAAAATGTTCCAATTGAGGGTAAAACATTAGAAGATATTGAAGATGAAATATATAGAATGTCATTAAATTTTGCCATTGCTAATATTGAACTTCACAAACTTATATATGGAGATCCCTATCAATATCAAATGGAGTTAAAAAGAACTAAACTGTTTGGTTCTCCAAAACAAGAACTTCTCTATAACTCAGATAAGATTAATAAAGTCTTAGATAAGATTTATAATGAAGGATTTGAGAAGGGAGATATTGGATGGATTGATATGGATAAAGAATTCTTTAATACAGTTATATATGAAGATGTACTTAGTGAGAATGATCTTCCTAAATATGATAGATCCTGGAAAGAGACTGATGGAGCTACTATTACCACGTTAAAAGCCAATAAGATATTCGGAATAAGAACTAATAACTGGACTGACGATAATGAGAAACAGTATCGACATGATATAGCATATCAGAAATTAGTACAGTCTATGATGAAGAATGGCAAGAGTGATGAAGAAATTAAGGAAGCTACTACTGAACTTGAAAAGTCTAATCCTGATGTTGCTTCAACATATACACCAAGAAAACCAAGTGCTTCAGGAAATAAAGATTCTAATAGATCTTATAACAGTATAGTAGTAGACAAGACTGCTCAGTTCGTACATTCGTTTAGACTACTACATCAAATGAATGCTAGTTCAAACGCTATTGAACTGTATAATAAGATGGAAAGAGAGAACATAGACTATGCTATATTCTTAACAGGAAGAAAAGAAGGAGCTGAAATCGTACATAAATTATACGATGGTGAAAAATTAAATCAGACTCCTTATGATACTGAAACTGAGAGATTAGATCCTGATAGTCCACAAGGTATTATTAAAGTTCCATTTTCAATATTTGGTGTATCTATGGATGTTCCTTCTAAAGATAAAGCCAGTACTACAGAAGGTTCTCAAATGAGGGCTATTGTAATGATGGATCTTATTCAAGGAGGTGCTCCGTTAGATTTTATTCCTACTGATGAAAGAACAAAATTCAATGAATGGAAAAATTTATCTTATGATGAGAAATTAACAGTATCTAAGTTATTCCAGGAAATGGAACGCAATAGAACTATTCTTAAAGCTAAACAAGAACATGGAGTTCAGACTTTATTTAAAAAACTTGGTATAGTTAAAGTAGCATATGGATATGTAATCGATGATATTAATAAACTATTAAACACACTTAAAACTGAGGTGTTTAAATATAATATTAATGATAACATCATTAAGAGTTTTAATGATTTTAAGAATGGAACTACACTTCTTGAAGCTACTCCTTTATATAGTCAATTGAGAAGTATTATATATTCAATAGCTGATAAACAGGTAGTTCGTACTAAAATATCAGGTAAACAGGTCGTACAAGCACCGTCTACTCTTCTCGAATCTAAAAGAATATCTATTAAGAAAGTGAATGGTAAAGATGTATATACATCAGATGTTCTTAAGTTCTACAAGAATGCTAATGGAGAAAGAGTATGTCAAATTGCAATTCCTAAATGGTTTGATAGTGATTTATCTGATGAAGAACTTCTAAAATATTTGAATAACACAGATGAAGGAAAGAAAATCTTAAATGGTGTAGCATTTCGCATACCTACACAGAATAAGAACTCAATTGATGCTTTTGAGATAGGTTTCTTTCTTCCAAAGGAAATGAAAGATCAAGTAATTGTTCCTTCAGCTATTGTTAAGAAAGTAGGATCTGACTTTGATATTGATAAACTTTCTGTCTATCTAAAGAATGTATTCACTAATAGTACTGGTGTTCATATTGTACCATTCTTTGGAACAGAACCAGAAGCAAGATTAAAGTTTATTGATCTATTCAATGAACAACTTTCTGAGAAAGAACAACTTCTTAATAATAAAATTATAACACAATCTGAATTATCTTCATTATTTTCTGATATTGCCTTAGGACTTACAAGTGACAAACTTGCTAAGAGAATGACACCTATATTTAAAAGTTGGTTTGAAGACGAACAAATCGATGGAAAACTATCAGTAAGAGATATTGAGCAAATCTTCATAGAAAGGATCGAAAAGTATAATAAAAAATTAGACAAATTAACAGATAAAGATCTACAAGATATAGCAAGAGAAGAGTTTTTGGATAAGATGTATAAAGAATCTTTAGAGAATGAATATATTGATTCTCTTCAGAAACTTGTATCACACTCTTTAAATTTTGATCGAATGATTTCTCCTAACTCAGCAGCACTTTTAAAGAAGATTAGTGAAGATATTGTCACTAAGACAGGTCAGATAAAAACTGATTATTCATCTTTAGGAAATATGCTCAAGAGATCTTTTATGAATAAGTTAAGACATGCTTTTGTTGTAGGTAGACAACTTATCGCAATTGCTGCTGTAAATCAAAAAGGTCATGCTCAAAGACAACGTGTACTTACATACATAGATCCAGATAGAGAAATTAGTAAGAAAGATAGAGATTGGATTGGAGATGGACAAATTAGATTTAAGGACTACAATAAGACTGAGATTGATGGAAAAATGAGAGCTGTATTCTCATTATTAAAAGATGCTAAAGAAGAACATTATATATCAGATATTAACTCTCAGATTATTGATGGTTCTGTAGACGTTACAGCTGATAACTGGATAACTGGATTGGGTATCAGACCTAATACATTAAGTACCTGGCTTCTTTTAATCGATCTTGGAGTGCCAATTGAGAATGTAGCTTACTTTATGAATCAACCTATAATCAATGACTTCTTACGTAATTTAGAAGCTAAAGGAAAGAAATGGTTGTTTGATAAAAGATTATATTCTGATATTAAGGATATATACTCACCTACTAGTGAATATAAAGGAGTTATTACAGAGATTCCATCGGAGACAGATCTATTTACCATGTTAGAACATAATAAAATTGGAGAGAAATCATCTACGATGAATAATACTCAGAGAGCTCAACAACAATTTATGTTAGATGAATTTCTGAAATATGCTAAGATAGCTGAACATTCTTTTTATGTAACTCAAGGAAGTAATTATGATACAGCCAGATTCAACGATCCTATGTTAATAGATCAGAAACAATGGCAGTATACAAGAGCAAAGAATACAATAATATCTTCAGTGGAAGATTTATTAAAAGACTCTTTCTCTGGTGATGTTAAAAATCATCTCAATGATATACGTGATGCTTTTGCAGAAGTGTTGACAACAGATAAGATGAATTCCAGAAATACAATATATGAAATTCTATATCCTTATTTTCATTTAGATAGTAAGACTTTCCTAAGAATTTCTCATAAAGCTGTAAATGGTCTGATTGATTGGGTTATGCAGAATGCTGGAAGTCCAAAATTCAACACATCCATTTATCAGTTTCTTGTAGGAAAAGACGATGTAAAAAGTGCAGTGGATGATGTAATAGCTTATAGAGATTATGTGCTAGAACATCCAGAGCATCCTTTATATAAAAATACTATAATCAACTCAATTAAACTACAATCTGGAACAAGAAAGGGAGCTGTAAATAATCTTTATATTCAAGGAAGAGATGGTAAGTCTTATAATCAAAATTTAATTATTCATGGATTCGAAGAGTTGAAGAATGAATTAATAGATGGTACTCCTGAGGAACAGAAACTATATAGAAAGTTATTACATGTTGCTGTAGCACAATCTGGACTTACAGTCTCTCCTATATCATTTACTTCTTTACTTCCTTATGAAGATTTTAAACTAATGTACAATGAAGCTATATCTACACTAGATGATAGAGACTTGTCAAACTTTAATGCAGTCAATGCTTTTCAAAGAATTAATTATAATGATAATAAGATAGTTCCAGTAGTAAAAGCTAGTACAAAACTGATTGATGATTATCTCTATGGTGGTAAAAAGATTTTAAAACTTGATGAGGATTTCTTAGATAAGAAAATAAAAAATGCAATCAAATCAGGAAAACTTCCTAAACTGATTGAAAGAAACACTCAATCACAATATGGAGATTCTGATTTTATTCTTTATTCTTATCAGCAAAGTTTAGGTTCCAAAGAACTTGCTAAAAGAAGAAAGGCAGGAGATTATTCTTATGCTCATAAAGTTTTAATGAAAAGAGTATATACTGAAGATGAGAATGGTAATAGAATTCCTTATATTTACACCACTACAGATAGTAAAGGTAGAGAATATGAAAAACAATTGTACAAAGCAATAAATACTTGGGGAGATGGTACACATGCCAATGAGTCCTATGATAAACTGATTCCTGAAGATGAAGAATCAACTATTGGAAGACCTTCTGCTCTTGACAACGGTATTGATAAAGTACAGAAGATAGTCAATGGTCAGATTATTACAGCTGAAGTAGAAGATCAAGTAATTCTTGACATGATTAATGACATCAAAAAAGAAAAAGATGTTCTTTCTGATAAAGAAATTTCAACTAATGCTCCAATGTATGACATACTAAAACCAGGTGAGTTATTAGAAGATTATTCTCAAAGAACAGAAAATACTATAGAAGAGTTACAACCAATCAATATCTACCATGGTAAAGGAGATAATATTAATTTAAGTAATTTTGCTAAACGACCATTTACGTTTGAAGGAAGAAAATATGCATCTGTAGAACATGCATATCAGACATTAAAGAGTGGTAAGTTTGATGAAGCTACATTCAAACGTCCTGGTGATTTTGTTGGTAAGAGGATAAATCCTCCAAAAAATGTAAATAGAAACATTAGTCTTTCATTAATGGAGAATTTATTAAGAACTTCTTTTGAACAAAATAATGAAGCTCTTAAAGAACTATTAAATACAGGTAAGTCTAAATTGACTCATATTGGAGGAAATGATTCTTTCTGGGAATCTAATTTTCCTAAAGCATTAATGAAGATAAGAGATGAAATGACTGATTCAAACAAACTAACAACTCTTGGATTTAGTCCTGATGAAATAGGAAGAATTCTAAAATTAATTTGTTAATTATGGCAACTTGTCCTAATAAAAGTTTAAAAGAATGGCAAGATCTAGTAGATCTTAGAGGTGAAAATATAGCATATTATCTATGGGATAAATATGAAGGAGAAGTTCCAAAGTCTGAATTAGTTCAATCTAAAGATATAGTTAGTTCTAAATCTTCTTTTGAGACAGTCAGTAAGATTAAGAATGTTGCTGAAAAGATGGGAATAAAGATTCAAGCTTTATCAGACTATCTTAAAGGTAATCCTAATGTTGATGCTAAAGGAATTAATGGTCTTGCTGACCTTATCAAAGGAATAGTGGCTATTGTAGAAGGTAAAGAGAACGTTGCTCTTACAGAAGAAATAGTTCACGTTGCTACAGCTATCCTGGAGCAAACTAATCCCACTCTTATTACAGAGATGATTGCTAAGATTGATAGATTTGGTATATATGCTCGTACACTAAAAGCTTATAAGAATAATAAAGCCTATCAATTAGATAATGGTAAACCTAATATTAGAAAGATAAAGAAAGAAGCGGTTGACAAACTTATTACAGAACTTATAGTTAATAATAACGAAGGTGATACAGAGTTTCCCGAATTAAGAGAAGAAGCTAATAGAAGTATTATCAGAGTTTGGTGGGATAAGATAATGGATACCATTAGAGGAATGTATAAGAAAGCCAATATCGATATATTTCAACAAGTCTCTAAGTTAATATCTGAAGGAAAAGTAGAAGGAAATATTAATAATATTAAATCTGATGAAATATATCATCAACAGATTACTGATAAACAAAAGTTCTCTTCAGAAGCACTGATGGATACTCAATCAAAATTGAGAAAGATATCCTCCAATAAAACTGATGATCAACTTTTAGATGATGAATCTAATAACTGGTATGAAATTCTTACCCCTGAAGGATGGGAAAGAGTAAAACACAGAGTAACAGATAGAGTAAAGAATGCCTATTCTCAATTCTTTAAAGATAAAAATTTTACAGAAGCAGAAAAAATATACAATGAAGCACGAAGAAGTGCTGGTGTGTTATTCCATTCTTATATGGAAGAAATTCATGGAAGAATATTTAATCAAGATGGTACAAAAAGAGATGTGATTGGAGATAGACCAGATATTCCTAAAGAACATGATGAGATTTATAACAGATTAGAGAACTATTTCTCTGATCTTATTAATGTACTAAAAGATGAAAATGATAATATTCCACTAATCTTCTCTGAGATAAAAGTATATGATCCAAAAGCAAAAGAAGCTGGTACTATTGACTTTCTTGCAATAGATGGTAGTGGTAAAGCTCATATTCTTGATTGGAAATTTATGACTGTCAAGCATGATGCTAAAGATGTTCCGTGGTATAAAAAAAACGCTTATGATATTCAATTAGGAAGATATAAGAACATTCTTAAGGATTTTTATGGAATTCAGAACATAGGTATGATTAGAGCAATTCCTGTAATTATGCAAATGAAACAGAATGATAAAACAAAAAAGTATGCAGTTACTGGAATTAGTGTAGGCTCTGCAGATGTAAATAAAATAGAAGATTTAAGACTTCTTCCTGTATCTGAAAAAAGCGAGACTACTAATATTGAGAAACTTGATAAGGCAATTAGTATATTACAAGGTATGCTTTCTACTATTAAATCACAAAAGGTTACAGATGAGGATAGTAGACAGTTTAAGAATGAGAGAATAAATAAACTTACAGAGGCTCTTAGATATGCTCAGACTCAACAAAACTTAGCTCCTTTAATTGATGTAATTTCTACAATTAGAAGAGAAGGAGATGATCTTCTTAATATTTGGAAAACTGTATGGAAAGATAGAGATATGCGAGGAATCGATAATTCTGAAAAATCCGAATTTGCAGGACAGTTACATGATTATAGAGATGTAGCATTAGCTTTCGAAGAAGTAGAATCTCTTCTAAGGAAGATAATTTATAATAAGAATGAAGTAGAGAAGGCTAATACGCCAGAACAAAAAGCAGATTGGGAAAATAGAAAGAAAATTGCAGAAGATTTACGTTCAGAAGTAGAAACAATAGCAGATTCAAGAAAGGAAATAGATAGTATCTCTAAAGAATTTGTTAATAAGTTTATGGGATGGGCAAATAATATTCCCAACATGCTTACTTCTGAGAAAATAATGAAAGGACTTAAAGCAACATTCTATAATATATCAATGCTTCCAAACGCATCTCTACAACTATTGAATAAACTTATAACTGATGCAAGTATTGTTGCTAATAGAAATGCTTTAGGAAGAGTTAATTCTCTATTAACTATTAAAAAAGAACTTTCTACATTAGGTAATCTTAGAGATCAAGTATCAAAACTTTATCAGAAGGATGATAAAGGAAATAATATGAATAAACTGTTCTATAAGTATGATAGAAAATTCTATGATGCAGTTGATGAGAATGCTAAACGAGAAATTCCAGATAAACAATGGATAAAAGATAATATTGATTTATCTACATATAAAGAAGCAGCTCAGAAAATAATTGATAAAGGTACTCTTAAATATAAAAATGATTATGAACACGATACTAAAACAGGGACTGCTTTAATTACTGAACTTAATCAGAAATGGGATATTGAAAGACCAGATTTTAATGGATGGAATAACTATTTGATTAAAAGAAATCCATTAGATAAATGGTTATCTAAAGAGTATAAAGATATTCAGAGTAACAAATCTTTAGCAGAATTATATAATCTCATTTATGAGGTTAATCACGAAGCTGCATCTATAGGCTATATTGAAAATAAACTCATGAATACATTTCTTCCATTCTTAAGGAAAGGTTTTGCTGAGAAAATTGCATGGCGAGAAAATCCTTTAGAGATGATGAATTGGGAGAATAGTCTTAGAGTAAACCCTAATGATACAGGATTTGGTAAGATTAATGAATTGAATGGTAGATATGAACATAGTATTCCTAAATATTTTACATATGACTTTACAAGATCTGGAGAAGAGGCAAGCGAAGATATGTTTAAGAATCTTATTTTATATTTCTCTCATGTAGAAAAATATAGAGAACTTACTAATCTGGAAAATCAAATTAAAATTCTTCAGGATGTTGAAGAACTAAAAGATCACATTGAAGTAAATGCTTTTGGTACTCCTAAGAAAGATGCACAAGGAAGAGCTCTTGTTTCTAAAGGAAATGAGTATAATTCCAAAGTGCTTGATAAGTTTGTAAGAACAATGTTATATGGAGAAAAATATGTAGACTCAGATACAGATTTAGCAATCGATATTCATCCTCAGGAGGCTATGAAAAAGGTTATAAATTTTGTAGCTGGACATGAGGTATATAAAGTAGATGAAAATCCTAATCCTATCTCTCTTACAAAAACCATCGATGCTTTAAATCAATTCTTTAGAGTAAAAACCTTGGGAGGTAATATTGTATCAGGAGCTGCTGTATATTTTGGATCATCTATGCAAGTTATGTCTCAGGCAGGAAGATATTTTACAGCAGGAGAATTTAGAAAAAATAATGCTACAGTATTTCGTAATAAATTTATTGGACCAGAAAGAGAAATGTGGAGTCAACTTATTGAACACTTCATGCCATTACGAGAAAATATTATAGATGATAAACTTCGTACAGCAGGAATGAGTGCAATGACTAATCTTGATATAAAACATAAATTAATGATGGTTATGTCATTTCCCTCCGAACATGTTGAGCAAAGTATATTCTTATCTCTTCTTCAGAATTCAATGATTGAGAACGGTAAGATTGTTAATATCAGAGAATATGTAAAATCAAAACATGGAGATAGATTTAATTCTTCACAAAACTATAGAGATTCTAAAAATAAAATAGAAGATGAAATAAAAGAACTACAAAAAACAAGATCTATAGATGCTATAAAGAAAATAGAGAATGGTAAACTTGTAATTCCTGGACTAGATATGTCTAACACTACCGAAGCTGATAGACTTACCAAGCTTACAAGAAGAATATCAGAAACTTCTACTCACGGAAGAACAGCTTCAGACGCTAACCAATCAGCAATGAACATTTGGTTAAATTCTATGATGGTATTTAAAACTTGGATGCCAAAACTCATTAAGACAAGATTTGATTCGATGGAGAGAGTTAATGATGAATTCTCTACAATAGTTGATGATGAAGGCCATACTATAGGTGAAAGATATGATATAGGAAGGATTCGATTATTTATGCATACTATGGGGTTTAATATCTTTAAAGGAGCTATGCGAATTCATAATATTATATCTATGAATGAAACTGGTATAAAAGCTCTTGATGAGATGTTTGAAGAATATGCCAAAGACTATGAAAATAGAACAGGACAAAATTTTAATATGTCAAGAAATGATTTTTTTGAGATGATCAAGAATAATCTTCACAATGAGGTACGAGAACTAGGAGCCCTTCTTCTTTTAACTGGTGCAGTATTTTCAATGGGATTTATTGCTCCTGGAGATCCAAAAGATAAGGCAGGAAAAAACTCAATGGCATTCTTCCATAAAACTTTAAATAAGTTTCATGATCAATTAGGTATGTTTTATGATCCTAGAGAATGGAGTAAGGTATTGAGTGGTGGTATTTTTCCAGCATTAGGTATATTTGGAGATATTGGTAAATTCATGCAGAATTCTATATTGACTATGACAGGTACAGATATAGCTCATCCTTTTACAGACAAAGATAAAGTGTTGAGAAAAGCTCAACCTCTTAAATATGGATTAGAAATATTTCCAATATCAAAACAATTCATTACTTATATGTCTATGATAGATAGTGAGTTTGCTAAAGATTTTAATGTAACAGTATCTAGTCAAAATATAAAATAAACAGAATGACTACACATTGTGCTCCCTCAGGTTGTCCTATTATATTAAACTCAAAATGTGTAATATATGAAGGACCTCAATTATTATATCTAGGAGTAAATACAAATACTCCAGTAGAAGTAGTAATTGAGCATATAGATAATGTTCTTGGATCTGGAGGATTTGCTGGTTCCAGTGGTACTAGTGGAATAACTATTAATGGTACAGATGGTACAAGTGGAACTAGTGGTATAAGTACTAATGGTACTAGTGGTAGTAGTGGTATATCTCAAGATGGAACTGATGGAACATCTGGTACATCAGGACTGTCTAGTACTAATGGAACCAGTGGAACATCAGGAGTAACAATTAACGGTACTAGTGGATCAAATGGTACATCGGGCAGTTCAGGAATAACTATTGCTAATTCTTCAGGCAGTTCTGGTAGTTCTGGTATTACAATATCAGGATCTAGTGGTACATCAGGAATAAGTACCAATGGTACAAGCGGTACATCCTCAACGGGAGGTACTTCTGGTAGTAGTGGAATAACTATAACTGGATCAAGTGGTACGTCTTCTACAGGAGGTACATCAGGATCAAGTGGAGTTACAGTTAACGGTTCGAATGGTACATCTGGTAGTAGTGGTCTTACAGTAAATGGAACTAGCGGTACTTCTGGCATTGGCTCTAACGGCACATCAGGAAGTAATGGTAGTAATGGAACCTCATCAACAGGAGGTACTTCTGGTAGTAGTGGAATAACTATAACTGGATCAAGTGGTACGTCTTCTACAGGAGGTACATCAGGATCAAGTGGAGTTACAGTTAACGGTTCGAATGGTACATCTGGTAGTAGT